ATAATTATTATCATTAACTAAAATAGTAATAACCGGTTCGTATTTTATATTCACAATTGATGTGATCTTAAAATCCATCACTGGGTAAATATCAACACTATTTGAATCCATAAAATCTATTGTCCAATTAGTACTACCACTAACACTACCGACAGTTTTATTTGTCCAAACAGACTCATCGGTGTCCCAAGTTAATACATCACCATTAGTTGGGTTGGTTATTTTTATGTTATGTAATTCTTCAAGTTCAAAGCCAAGATTAATATCAACATTTAAAATACCATTAACACCAGATTTAATTACAGTTCCAAGGTAAACCTCTGGAAGTGGTGCAATCGGTTTAGTTGTCGTAAATGTTCCACCTGTATACAAGTAAATTTCATTACCATCTGAAAAATTACTTAAATCAACATTTCTCAAGATCCCTTTTGTTACAACGTAACCATCGGTATTACCACTCATATTATGTGCAACAAATCCTAACGTTCCTTCAGATGTTAGATAGGAAGAGTAATCAGCAATTTCCAAAGTGGGGAATGTTTGAGAACCATTTAAATAAACAACAGTACTAGGTGGGATTAAATTTTCCGTATCGTTTTTAACTCTAATCACCATTTGTTGTCCAAACTCAATGAAAAAACCCGGAACATCTGTCCTTATTTTCATCGTTTTAGTATCCTCCGTCCAATGTATTGTTCTTGTTGACATATATTATAAATAGTTTGTTATATTAAATTGAATAACCGAGTTAATATCGGTTGTCACATTAATTTTATCACCACTAGTAATTAACGTTGTCGGTGTGTACGGTAAATTATTAACTAATATTGTTGTTGTTGGACTATTAACCAAATTAATAATACTATCAATTGAAATATCATTAGGTGCGTAAATCTCAAGATCCAATGAATCCATAAAATCCAACGTCCATTGTGTGTATATAATAAATGCTGTTGTTGCTGTTAACCCACTCTCAATAATAATGTCACCTTGAAAAGTTCTTGTGTTACCACTACCTGGTGCAACAACATCCTTTAATCTTATTTTATTTGTTGTAATATCTAACTCAATTGTTAGTTCATCGGTTTCGGCAAGACCAGCGATTGCGATATTAAGATCTTCAGTTAAACCTGATACAGGAAAATTACCGATTGTATTATAATCAAAAATAATTGTACCACCAGTGTAATATGTTCCACCAGTAACATAAGTATCACCGGTAATATTAACACCATTAACGTTTAGTGTTGTAGCACTAAGTGAATTAACAGTTGTGTTACCAGTAACTATTAAATCACCGTTTATTGTTTGATTAGTTGTGAAATTATTATTAACATCAACAAACGCCAAATTTGAATATTCGTTTGATGATAAATGTAAATATTCGTTTGGTGCACCACCCTGTAAACCTAGTAGATCATTATGAAATGTTACTTGTGTTGATTGGAACACCGTAACAAAAGCACTTTGTGTCAACCCTGTTGTTTGACCAACACCAATAATAATTCTACCAACTAAAAATGCGTGAGAAGTAACCAGTTCTGGTAATATAGGCTCTACAGATAACTCGGCTTCAGCAACATTAGTATAACCACTCGTACCAAAAACCTCATAAATATGATCCTCATATTCTTGACCTCTAAAATACCAATTTACTAAATAGGTTCCAGTGTTTGCCGAAACTAAATTAGTACCATCGTCATAATAGGTATTATTAATTGTTGTTGCTGTTGTGTCATACACCCAATTACCACCAATATGGTAATTTTGAAAAAAGATGTCATCATATGAATTGATAGCAATTAATTGTTGTTGATAAACACCATTCCATACAACACCACTTGAAATCTCAACAATTCCTGTGGATCCGCTTAAACTTAACTGACACCCACTTTCGTGAGCAAACCTATCTGTTGATAATATTCTATCATTAATTTTATTTGGTAAACCCGATCCGTAATTACCAAACTCTAATACGTGTATAAAATTATTTGCCCTATAGACAATTAAATACAACACGATATCACTATCGTTTATTGTTGTGTCGTTATTTAATATTACATAATTTGGGGAACCACCACTATAATTAACTGCAATATAGTTAGTATCGTTATTCGCCAAACCATACACACCACCAACAACATTATATAAATTTAAAGGACCTTCAAAATCTGGATTTTTAAATAGAGCAACTTGTGTTGTTGGTAACGTTATTGTTCCGTCACCATTGTCAACCCAATTTGTCGCACCACTTGTTATACCAGCATAATATTGTGGTAAATTTTGATATGTCGTTGCGGATATTACATTAACATTTAAATCCTGAGTAAATAATGTATTTCCAGTTACAGTACCACCACTTAAAGGTAAATAATCAAATGTTGTTTGACCAGTATAATCAATACCGAAATTTGGATAAGACCCATTAATTTCTATATTTGTACCCCCAGTTATCGTTACAATTTGATCTGTAACACCGGTCACAACTTGATTTGTATTATCTAAACCTAAATTAATTATAGGTATTCCAGAACCAATTGTGTTTATGTTTAATAAACCATCAATAACAATATCACCTTGAAACGTTCTAGTACCACCACTACCTGCTGCGACAATATCTTTTAATCTTATTTTATTTGTTAAAACGTCTAACTCAATTGTCAATTCATCGGTCTCAGCAAGTCCAGCAATTGCGTTGTTAAGATCTTCGGTTAAACCTGTTACAGGAAAATCACCCCCTGTGTTATAATCAAAAATAATAGTACCCCCAGTATAGTAAGTACCCCCAGTAACATAAGTATCACCAGTAATATTAACACCATTAACGTTTAGTGTGTTTGCGGTTAAACCCGATGTAAATATTGTATCACCTTGAAAAGTCCTTGTACCACCACTACCTGGTGCGACAATATCCTTTAATCTAATTTTATTTGTTGAAACATCTAACTCAATAGTTAACTCGTCGGCTTCAGCAAGTCCAGCAATAGCATTGTTAAGATCTTCAGTTAAACCTGATACAGGAAAATTACCAATTGTGTTATAATCAAACACAATCGTACCTCCAGTATAGTAAGTACCACCAGTAACATATGTGTCACCAGTAATGTTAATACCATTAACGTTTAATGTTGTCGCTGTAACACCTTGTGTAAAAATTGTGTTGCCAGTTACGGTTCCACCAGTAAACGTACCACTACCACCACCAGTTTGAAATAATGACCAATCTGAAATATTACCACTCCAAGGAGATGGGTTTAGTTTGTAATACGTAGTACCACCACTAACTCCGACGACCATTCCGGCACGTCTTCTTAGGTTTGGTATTGAATTTAAATCAGATAATGTGTTAACGTTTCTAAATCCGTCAATACCATATAACGGATCTATCACCGGATATTGATCTGTAATATCGGTTGGTGATATAAAACCATACACCTCAACTCCACCAGAAAAAGAAAAACTCATCATATCTATTTTTTAATTACATAACCAACAATCTGTATCACCAAAGAATGGATAGAATGTTCTATATATATTGTATGTTATTGGGAAACCATTTCCGTCTATAATAATTATTGTCCCAATATTATTTATTGGTATATTAAACCCACTACAACCGGCATCACTATCTCTAAATCCTGTTGGTTGTGATAATAATATTGGTATTAAAATATAACCATACGCACTTCCAGTTTGAAATGTAACATATGAATTTGTTGGGTTGTTTGTTAAAACAAAAGTAAACGTTGACACATCACCACTTGTTATTGTTGAACCACTAAATTTACCAAAATAAATACCAGACGGTGACGGTAACAAACTTGTTGTTGGTGTCGGTGTTGGCGTAGGTGTTTTACACGGACTTGACGTTGGTGTCGGTGTTGGTGTCCTTGTGGGGGTTCTTGTTGGTTGTGGTGTCTTAGTAGGTGTGGGTGTCGGTGTCTTTGTTGGACACGGATCGTTTGTTGGTGTTGGTGTCGGTGTTGTCGTAGGTGTTGGGGTAACAGTCCTAGTGGGTGTTACAGTTGGTGTTGGTGTCGGTGTTGGTCTAGGTACATTCATAATTTTTGAACAATCTGAACCATCAACCAATATTGTATAACTACCGTAAACATCCCTTGGTGGTGTTAATAACCCTGAATTAAATACAAACGGTAATGTAACAACACCAAAATTAATAACATCATTTGAATTGTCTGGTTTAAATAAAATTGTTGCCAACTCACCATCATATGATACACTATTTATTGTTATTAATTGACTCATCTACGTTTTATTTATAAATACAACAAAAAGATTATTAATCCTCAAATATCTTAAAAAACAAAGTAAAAGAAAGACCGAACAAAATTCTAGCGATAATAACAAACATTAAACACACATATTTGGTCGCACAAGGAATAAACAAAAAATAAATACCAGCGAATATTGTTAAGGTTCTAAATAGTTTAAATAAGTGCCAAGCATCAGTAAAACCAACAAATAGTGATTTTGATAAAAAAAATCGTTCACCTTTCATTGGATCACCATCCTCATACTTATTCTTCCAGGAAACATCTGGATTCCAGAACAATTGATTTTTAAAATTTTTAAATATAGATTGACCATAATGAAATTGTAACTTATCCATTACCGCCTCAAACATCCCTGATAGTATGAACAATAAAAAACCGATATATATCATTTATTGTTTTTAATAAAATTTTTATACCAAACAATATTCCCAATTAAACCACCATAACAAGCGATAAAAACAGAAATAATTAAATACCAATTTTCTAAATAACCCTTAACAACCCAATACGGATATAAAATAGAACCTGTTAACAATAGAAGTATTGCAACCCAAGATGTTATATGTGTACCAAAATTTTTCATAATCTATTTTTATTTATAAATATCACAAGATTCAAACTATTTATATACGTGAGCGAAAAATTAAAAAATCTAAAATTAGACCTTTTACTTAAAGAATTAAAGTTATTGGATTCAGAAAAAGATTATATTGATGAATTTACGACATATTATTCACCAGTGTTTATGGAAGAATTATCTAATAACGGATACATCGCCGAAACACCAACGGGCGAAACAAATAATCACAATATAAAAAATTCACAAAAAAATATCATTGACGTTAACGATGATGATAAGAAGTTGATTAAAAATATTTTTAGATCAATAGCAAAAGCGTCACATCCAGACAAAACACCAAACCAATATAAAAATAAATTATATGATGAAGCACAAATCGCATATGATGAAAATAATTTATTAGTGTTATATAAGATTGCAAAAAAATTAAATATTGAAATTGAAATAAATATTAATACGCTTACATTATTAGAAAAAATTGTGGAAGATAAGAAGAAGCAATTAAAATCAGTTGAGACCTCATTTTTGTGGTTATGGGCAAATTCCGACACACAAGAAAAGAAAGATCAACTTATAAACCAATTTTTAAATAAACATAATAAAAAATGAAAATAGGTATTACATTAGGTCTAAAAGACAACAAAGAATCCATCTGGACAAATGGTATTAAACAAAATGTATTGATGTTGGTTGAACTATTAAAAAAATCAACCAAAAATTATGATGTCTGTATATTAAACTCTACGAATGTTGATTTTACAGAAAAACCATCTTATTTAACGGATATTGATGTGCATTACTTCAATGATAAATTTATGGAAATGGATTTAATTATTGTTATGGGTGCTCAAATATTTGACCATCAATTGGAAACCTTTAAAAAATCTGGAAAAAATAAAAAAGTTGTATCTTATAAGTGTGGAAATAACTATGTAATCCATATGGAAAATATTTTATTTAAACCAAGTGAAAGTAAAAAATTCCAATATGAAAAACAATATGATGAGGTATGGTATGTGCCACAACAACACGAGGTAAATTCTGGTTTATATAAAACACTATATCGTGTTAATTCAATTCCAGTACCCTTTATTTGGTCTGAAAAATATTTACACGAATCTGTTGTTGAAATACATAAAGGCTTTAAAGATGGGAAATATAAAAAGGATTGGCAATATGATAATACCAAAGAAAAGAAAATTTTGGGTATTATGGAACCAAACTTAAATATTGTTAAGTTTTGTTTAATTCCAGCGATGATTGCTGAAGAATCATATAGAACACCTGAAGGAAGAAAACGTATTGAAAAATTAAGAATAACAAATGCTACCACCGTATCAAAACATAGGGAATTTATGTCAATCATTGAAACCTTTGATTTATATAAAGAAGGAAAGATTAGCGCTGAATCAAGATATCAAACAGCATTTATGTTAACACAACATTTGGATGTTTTAATATGTCACCAATTATTAAACCCATTAAATTATTTATATTTGGATGCTGTATACTTGGGTTATCCTGTATTACATAACGCTCCTATGTGTAAAGATTTGGGTTATTATTATGAGGGTTCTGATACCGTTGAGGCTGCTAAATTATTAAATCAAGTATTGGTTGAGCATGACGCAGATATTGACCGTTATAATCAACGAAACGATAAGGTATTACAAAGATATCATATAAGTAATGAAGACGTTATTAAAACTTATGATATGTTAATTGAGGGTTTATTTAATGGGGGGAATGGTGAATTGGTTTATAATCCTAAAACTAACTTGTATAATGATTTTAAAATCTAATATATCTAAACCAAATTCTTTCATGTAGAAAGTAGAATATTGGTTTTAAAATAAGTTCGCCTAATCCAAGTAAAGATGATATCTCAATTGAAGCACCTAATAAATATGCAACAATAACGGTTGTTAATGTACCAATAATTCTATATGATATTGTTTTTAATATGTGTCTTTTTACGTCTAAATTCATTTTAAGTTAATTTTTTTTTTAAACCATTAAGACATCTTCTTGTATAGTTTTACTCGTTGTTGGATTTCCTCCGTGGTTTTTCTTTTCCCAATTCATATGTTTTTTATTATTTCGTTTAATGAACTATTAGGTTTAATATTTGTTGTATCAACATCAATATAATTTTCAGTTGGTCTTTCATAATCTTCGCTATGAAAATGTTCTCTACCTCTAATATCTGTTGTGTGAACATAAATCTCTACTACTTCAGTATCTATTTCTGTTTTAAAATTCTCTCTCATTTCTTTGTATGGTGCTACTAAACTCACGATAACATCATATCCTTGCGAATGAATGAATTTTGAAATATCCTGTGCTCGTTTGATATTTTCTTCTCTACCTTCCCTACCATAATTAATATTTTTAAATAGTAATCGTAGTTCATCACCATCAATGTGGAAAACTTTTTTATTTGTACTATCTTCCAAATGTGTTTTTAGATTTGTTGCTAAAACTGTTTTTCCAGAACCAGGTTGACCAGTAAACCAATATATTTTATGTTTTTTTGACATATTGTATCATTTTTTTTTGTTAATTTAATAATTAAAATTCGTAATTAAATAAATCAAAATAAAATTTAAAATGAGTCTCAACTAAATTTTTAGTTTCGGATGAATACATTTTTTCCCAATTTTTATCTGGTCTCCTTTTATTTTTTTTATATTCAGATAATACCCTTGTTGGATTTGGAAGATTTAATTTAATCAATAAGTTATTTATATCTGATTCTAAATTTTCAAATCTCACAACTTCATCAATAATAAATTGACCATCAACATACATTAAATCCCAATATTTTTTTGACAAGTCTTTAACCACATTTGTTTTTAGTAAATAATCTTCAAAGGTCATTTCTCCACTTGCGTATAAATCAAAAGTTGGTTTAAAATAATAATGACTAACCATCATATCAAATGGGTTTCTAACATTTATTATTTTGGTGTATGAATCAAAAATATCTTTACCAATACTATCTATTATTTTTTTGGGCGGCATATGGTTATAAAATTCTGATTTTTCAGCCAATACCTGATTCATTCTAGTTCCTACAATACCTTCTTTTGTTTGAATCATTTCTCTACCGTGACTTTCTACAATATTAGAAATACAATAAGGCTCTAAATATATTTCAGTACTTGTTCCAGCCGTTTTAATACTCTTGATATAGATAAATTTATATTTGTGTGATACTAACATAGTTTTTTAGTTTTATTGTGGTGACCAAATTCGGTCTTTTTTATTTCAATATATTTGGAAAAGAAATCATTTAATTTATGTGTCTCAGTTTCAATATCAAAAATAAGTAGGTCATTCGGCCTCACTTTAAAATATTCTTTAACTGATGTCATATGTTCATTCCATTGATTTTTCCAATATTGAATAACTTCATCATCGTTCATACCTAATATTCTTTTATTGGTGTTAAGGTAATTTGGGTGATTAAGTCTAGATTTAATCCAATTATCAATTGGTCTTAAATTCAAAATAAATTTTGAGTTTGGATATTGTATATCAAATTCTTTATAGTATGTTAAATGGGCGTAATTGTTGTTATTGACATTTTCCATATCAGTAAAACAATCATATTGTTCATAACCATTTAATATTGGTAAATTTGAATCATAGTTTCTTTTAATTGTATCGGCCAACCTACCCATATCCCAATGAATGGGTTTTAATCCATTATTTTCAAAAAAATGATAAACAGATACGGTTCCGCATTTATTAAATCCTATTTGAAATATCTTATTTATTTTTTCCATTTTTTAAAAGGTCCCTTGCTTTTGGTATTTGAGATTTAAAATCCCAATTATTTTGTCTAAATATATTTTTCCTTGTAAATATACCAATAATACCATCTTGAGCAATTAATTCTGAAATTCTATAATCAATATGTGTAATTGGTTCACCTAATTGTGTAACTATTTTATCAACACTTGATGGGTTTATAATATATGAGTGCATACCAATAAATTTATCTAAATTCATAAATGTATCACAAATATTTAATGGACGTGACATTGATTTTGGGTCAGGAAAATGTCCAATAATCATTATATCCCATTGATGTTGAGTTAATAAAAGAAGATTTATTTCATTTATATAATTGGTACCAATCGGTGTTGAATCGTCCTCTAAAATTAATAAAGGTACATCTTTACAAGAACTAATTATATTTCTATGTGATTCAAATGTAGCAACCGCCTCAACAGATAAAAAATCTGGTTTATTATTAAATAAAGATTGGTCAATATCATTTGGTGATAAAGCATCAAAAAAAGAGAACGGAGTCCCAGATAACTGGGACTCCATATATTCTCTCCTTTTTTTTGCGGATTTAAGACTTAATACTTTTATATCCATCATTTCAATTATTGATTTATTTGTCCAACACCTTTAACTCTAAGTTTACCAGATGATGTAATTACCAAATCAAGACCAAGTAAATTCCACCCTTCACCAATTAATGTATCATAATCAGCTGTCCCAGCAGCAGTTCTACCACCTGATGTGTAGAAATTACCATTGGTAAGACCATTAGTTACTAAATCTGATAAAATAGTATTATTAGCAGTAGCTGTCATTGGATTACCATTTAAACCGTAGGGGTCAGTTAATAACAAATATACTAAAGATGTCATCGGTAAAACGTCTAATGATGTTAATCCATTATTATATAAATACAAATCAGTTAAACCAGATAAACCAGTTCCATCAAATGAGGTTAGTTGGTTACCAGCTAAATCCAAATTAACTAATCCAGATAATCCAGTTCCATCAAATGATTGTAATTGGTTATTAGTCGAAGTCAATACAATTAAAGTTACTGGTAAATTACTAAATGATGTTAATTGGTTATCATATAAATACAACGTAGCTAATCCAGATAATCCAGTTCCATCAAATGATTGTAATTGGTTATTATTTAAATCCAAAAAAGTTAAACTAGATAATCCAGTTCCATCAAATGATGTTAGTTGGTTACTACCTAATTCCAAATCAGTTAAACCAGATAAATCAGTTCCAACAAATGATGTTAATTGGTTATTACTTAAACCCAATTGAGTTAATCCAGATAATCCAGTTCCATCAAATGATGTTAAGAGGTTATTACTTAAATACAAAGTAGTTAAACCAGATAAACCAGTTCCATCAAATGATGTTAACGTAGTTATACCCCAATCAGCAAAATTCAACTCAGTTATTAGACCCATATCACCACCAATGAAAGTAGTTAAAGGGTTACCACCTAAACCCAACTCAGTTAAACCAGATAATCCAGTTCCATCAAATGATGTTAGTTGGTTATTACCTAAATACAACTCAGTTAAACCAGATAATCCAGTTCCATCAAATGATGTTAATTGGTTATCTCGTAAAAACAAATAAGTTAAACTAGATAATCCAGTTCCATCAAATGTTGTTAGTTGGTTACCACCTATTTCCAAAGTAGTTATATCTCCACTAACAGTACCTTCATCATCACAAGATATAATTGTGAATTCACCATTTGCGTTTGCTACGGTGATTGTTTGTGAACCATTTGAAAATACACTTGAATCTGTACTGTTGTGATTGTATTTCCAATAACCAGTTGATGTATTAACATTAATGTAAATTTCTTCACCAATGGATTTGGATGTTATAAATGTTGCCATAATTTTTTATTTTTTTTTAAATTGTTATTTTGTTATTGATTTATTTGTCCAACACCTTTAACTCTTAATTTTCTAACCGCAGATACCAAATCAGCACCTAGAATATTCCAATTATTTGCAATTAATGTATCATAATCAGATGTTCCAGCAGCAGTTCTACCACCTGATGTGTAGAAATTACCATTTGAATTACCATTTGTTACTAAACCTGATAAAATAGTATTATTAGCAGTAGCTGTCATTGGATTACCATTTAAACCGTATGGGTCAGTTAAAAATAAATCACTTAAACTTGTCATAGGTAAAACATCTAATGATGTTAGTTGGTTACCAGCCACTTGCAAAGTAAATAAACTTGTTAAATCAGTCCCATCAAATGATGTTAGTTGGTTACCAGCCAATTGCAAATAAGTTAAACTAAATAATCCAGTTCCATCAAATGATGTTAGTTGGTTATTATTTAAATACAACTCATTTAATGAAGATAAACCACTTCCATCAAATGATGTTAGTTGGTTATTATTTAAATACAATTCAGTTAAACCAGATAATCCAGTTCCATCAAATGATTGTAATTGGTTAGTATTTAAATCCAAATAAGTTAAACCAGATAAACCAGTTCCATCAAATGATGTTAGTTGGTTTTCACCTAAATTCAAATTAGTTAAACCAGACAATCCAGTTCCATCAAATGATGTTAGTCCATTATTATATAAATACAAAGTAGTTAAACCAGATAAACCAGTTCCATCAAATGATGTTAAGAGGTTACCCTGTAAATACAAAACAGTCAATGAAGATAAACCAGTTCCATCAAATGATGTTAGTTGGTTAATATCTAAATACAAAGTAGTTAAACCAGATAATCCATTTCCATCAAATGATGTTAGTTGGTTAACTTGTAAATTCAAATAAGTTAAACCAGATAATCCAGTTCCATCAAATGATGTTAGTTGGTTATTTTCCAAATACAAATAAGTTAAACCAGATAATCCAGTTCCATCAAATGATGTTAGTTGGTTACCACCTAAATTCAATTGAATTATATTACCACTAACTGTACCATCAGATAAACAAGGTATAATTGTGAATTCACCATTTGCGTTTGTTACAGTGATTGTTTGTGAACCATCCGCAAATACACTTGAATCAGTTCCATCGTGATTGTATTTCCAAAATTCAGTTGTTGTTTTAACACCAATGCTGATTGTTTGTCCAGTTAATTTGGATGTTATAAATGTTGGATTAACTACCAAATCAAGACCAAGTAAATTCCAACCATTTGCAATTAATACATCATAATCAGCTGTTCCAGCGGATGTTCTACCACCTGATGTATAGAAATTACCACCACTATTACCATTAGTTACTAAACCTGATAAAATGTTATTATTAGCAGTAGCTGTCATTGGATTACCATTTAAACCGTAGGGGTCAGTTAAAGTTAAATAAGTTAAACTCACCATAGGTAAAACATCTAACGATGTTAATTGGTTATCACCTAAATATAATTCAGTTAAACCAGATAATCCAGTTCCATCAAATGATGTTAATTGGTTATCACCTAAATATAATTGAATTAAACTTGTTAATCCAGTTCCATCAAATGATGTTAATTGGTTATTAGTTAAATCCAAATAAGTTAAACTAGTCATATTACCACCATCAAATGTTTCTAATGTTGTAATATTCCAACTTGGGAAATTTAATGATATAATTAATCCCATATCACCACCAATGAATGTTATAAGTGGATTATTTTGTAATTCCAAATAAGTTAAACTAGATAATCCAGTTCCAGTAAATCCTGTTAGTTGGTTAGTACCTAAATATAATTGAATTAAACTTGTTAATCCAGTTCCATCAAATGATGTTAGTTGGTTATTAGATAAACCCAAAGTAGTTAAACCAGATAATCCAGTTCCATCAAATGATGTTAATTGGTTATTATTTAAATACAAGTCAGTTAATGTTACTGGTAAATTACTAACTGATGTTAAAGAACCAACACCCGATTTAGGTCCATCTAATCTCAATTCAGTTAAACCAGATAAACCAGTTCCATTAAATGATGTTAGTTGGTTTTCATTTAAATACAAATAAGTTAAACTAGATAACCCATTTCCATTAAATGATGTTAGTTGGTTACCATTTAAATTCAAATAAGTTAAACCAGATAACCCATTTCCATCAAATGAAGTTAATTGGTTATTACTTAAATTCAATTGAGTTATATCTCCACTAACTGTACCATCAGATAAACAAGGTATAATAGTGAATTCACCATTTGCGTTTGATACAGTGATTGTTTGATCACCATTTGAAAATACACTTGAATCAGTTCCATTATGATTATATTTCCAATAACTAGTTGATGTAATAACACTAATTTTAATTGTTTGACCAGTTAATTTGGACGTTATAAATGTTGCCATAATTTTTTATTTTTTTTTTAAATTGTTATTTTGTTATTTATTAAAAAAAGGTTGAGAGGTTTTACTCTCCCAACCTTTTAAATATACTTACAGATTACTGATTAGTACATACCATATGCGGCAACTTTATCACCAGCTTCAGGAGCAGCAACAAAAGTTAATGTTGTACCAGCAACAGTATAATCATCACCAACAACTTGTAACAAACCGTTCAAGTAGATTGCTTCAGAACCAGTTCTAACAGCACTTGCAAGTGTAAACTCGTCATTTGTACCATCAACCGTTCCAGTTAAAGCAACTTTCTTGAAGTAGATATTTGTGAAGTCATCTGCCAAACTTAATTCAGCACTTTCAGCTCTTGCAACTTCAGTTGATAGATTCTCAACGATTTCAGAGAATGAATCAATTTCAGTTACATCAATGTTAGAGATTAAGTAAGAAACTTGAGTTGACAATTCCGTAGCGATTGAATCTTCAGCAGCTTCAGCACGAGAAATTTCTGAACTAATTTCAGCCATTACATCAACACCATCAACAGTAAGAATACCACCTACTTCAATGTTACCTTCAAAAGTTCTTAAACCTTCAGAACCAGCAACAACAACATCCTTCAATTGGATTTTATTCGTTGCAGTATTAAGTTCAATTGTTAATTCATCAGTATCAGCCAAACTTTCAATTTCAGAAGATAAATCAGCAGCTAAAGATGCGTCAGCAGATTCTCTAGTTGAAAGTTCATTATTTAAACTAGCCGTCAATTCGTCCATAACTGAAGCGTCACCAGTACTTATATTAGTAGAAAGTTCTTCACCTAATGAAATTCTTGCTGAGTTTTGATATGCGTTACTATTAGTAATTACGTCTTCTACTGAAAAATCTCCGTTCTGTCTATTTAGAACCTCAGAAGATAAATCAGCGGTTAATACCGCTTCAGCACTCATTGCACGAGATTCTTCAGCATCTAAATCAGCACCGAAAGATGTCATTGCAGACAACAATGCGTTATCATTCTCTAAATCAATTCCGTTAACGAAATCAACGATTTCAGCGAATTGGTCTAAATCAACATCAGAACCATCAAGGATAACATCAATACGAGACGCTTCAGCAGAAATGTTAGCAGCCAAAGATTGGTCAGCAGCCAAACGGATTGACGCTTCGTTATCCATAGCAACACCTCTATCAGAAACTTCAGAACTTAAATCAGCAGTTAATACCGCTTCAGCACTCATTGCTCTTGACTCTTCAGCATCAACATCAGCAGTTCTGTTAGAAACTTCAGCACTTACAGCGTTAGTCAATACTAACTCAGCACTCATTGCTCTACTTTCTTCAGCATCAACATCAGCAATACGGTTAGAAACTTCAGTAGATAAGTCATTAGTCAATACTAATTCAGCACTCATTGCTCTACTTTCTTCAGCATTAACATCAGCGATACGGTTAGAAACTTCAGCACTTAAATCATTAGTTAATACTAATTCAGCACTTGTTGCACGAGACTCTTCAGCATTCAAATCATTAGTTAATACTAATTCAACACTCATTGCTCTTTCTTTTTCAGCGTCACCTTCAGCACTTAATTCTGCTTCAAAACTCATTGCACGAGATTCTTCAGCATCAACATCAGCAGTTCTTTCAGAAATTTCAGTTGATAAAGCAGCCTCAACAGATGCGTTAGCAGTTGACAAGTCAGTAGAAATTTTAGCATCCAAAGAAACATCAGCAGACAAACGAGTTGATGCTTCAACAGATACCGCACTCTCACGATTAACAATTTCAGTTGATAAATCAGAAGCTAAAGAAGCATCACCAGATACTCTTGCAGAAGCCTCAGCACTTACAGCAACTTCTCTGTTGTAAGTTTCAGTTGACAAATCAGCAACAACAGAAGCATCACCAGAAATTCTAGCAGCCTCCTCTAAAGATACACCAGCAACTCTATCAACGATTTCAGTTGATAAATCAGACGCTAAAGACTGGTCAGCGGCCAAACGAGTTGATGCTTCAGCAGATGTTGCGATAGATGCGTTAGTTGCAAGTTCAGTAATAGTACCTTCTAAATCACCATCCATTGATTGAAAAGCATTAACGATTTCTGTTAATGAATCCAAAGCAGCTGGGTCAGTGTTAGAGATAACGTACTCAATTTTTGTGTTTAATGACTCATCAGCAGCCAAACGAGTTGATGCTTCAGCGTTTAGGTCATTAACCAATGCTTCATCAGCAGCCTCCATTGCAGCTTCCAAACTTTCATCACCAACAACTCTTAAAGATGCTTCAGCAGTAATGTTGTTTTGTAATGAAGTTTCAGCAACGATTGAACGAGATTCTTCAGCGTCAACATCAGCCTCTCTATTAGCAACTTCAGAAGATAAATTTGCAGCAAGTGATTCATCACCAGCAACTCTCAAAGATGCTTCAGCAGATACAGCAATAGTTCTATCACTGATTTCTGTTGATAATTTAGTATCTACTGATTCATCACCAGAAATACGACTAGAAACTTCACGAGATGTTTCAGTTGCAATGTTTGTATCGATTGACGTAATAGCCGATTGCAAACCATCAATATCGGCAACAACGATACCAACTGGTGCTGTTATTTGTGCGTTGTCCAAAATTAAATCGGACTGTCTATTTAATACAATTTTAGTTGTAGACATAAAAAAATTATTTTTTTTTGTTTATTATATGTGTTCGTTACACCGATAAAAATCAATTTGATTTTTTATTTTGACCGATAAATTTAAATACAAATTTAGACCTGATTTAAAGAAACTAAATCACGTAATAATAGACAAATGTAAATAAGATGATAAATATAAGATATTAATATATACTGGGTTTAACCAGTTTGTTATATATAAATATCACGAACTTTAGTAAAGTTCAAAAAAATTATAAATTATATATTAAATTTTTTAAATTTTTAATAGAATTTGTATAAAGTAATGGTGAACAAGAACCGTCTTCATTTAGGTAATCGTTAATTAACACCATCAAATCATCAGTTTTTTCAAAAACAAAGATTGCTTTACTTTTATTTTTCTCAACCAACATTTTATTCCCTTTTAATCGTAAAAACGCCGCTAAATATAAATCTGATGTTGTATATTTTTCTTGTTCCATTTTATTTTTCCTTTTATTAGATAAATATCGTTGTTTCTTAAAAACAACATTTTTTTTTATTTTTTTTATGATGTTCTATATGAACATTTAATTTTCATGCCAATACTCGGTGGGTCATTAAAAATTATTGTGTTATACTCAATTTGGTAGTCATCTTCGTCATCTTGTAATAACCCATTTAAATAGACATGCTCGGATCCTGGTATTGGATTATTGTTTAGAATAAAATTGTTGTTTATACCATCAATAACACCATTCGGTTTTTCTTTGTCAATATGTGTTATTTTTGATAAATCTAACTCTAACCAATCATCAATATCAAACGACCAGTCGTCCAATCTTTTTAATTTATAGTAAACCTCACCCCCATTTACACCAACAATCATCCCTGGTCGTCTTCGTTCAACGGAAATTAGATTCAAATCTTCAACCGCTGACACATTTCTCAATCCATCAACACCATATATTGGGTCTATAACTGCATAGGTATCTTCTGTATTCATAGGGCTTATAAAACCCATAATACCAATACCACCTATTAGTTCAAAATTTGACATTTACATATAATTTTTTTTTATCAATCACAGATCCATACATCAACATTTGCTTTTGTTGATACAAAAGATCTATATACATAATATATAATATTTTGTCCGTGAGAATCAATGATTGTTATTTCATCAACTTTTACGAACGGTATAATAAATCCACTACAACCATCATTACTATTTCTAAATATTGTTGGTTGTTGCATTGTATTTGGTATTAACATATAACAATAACCGTTAACTGCCGCGTACATTAAATAATTATTCACAATCTCGTTTGTTTCAACAGTACCCAATAAATTTAAATCATCAACATCAAAATTTTGTTTTAAATATTTACCATAATAAACAATTGGTAACACAACAACAGACGTACTTGTTGGTGTTGGTGTGTTTGTCGGTATTGGTGTACTTGTCGGTGTACTTGTTGGTGTTGTGGTTGGTGTATTAGTCGGTGTTGGGGTTGGAGTTGCCTTACCAGGTTTAACAGGTATCTCATAATGTATTTGTCTAGTCTCAGTAATAACAATTTGTTCATTATCAATACCGTGGACATCAATTACTGGTATACCAATATTTGTATCTTCTGTTAATTTATCATAATCTTCATCAATAATGATTTGTTTCGTTATTGATGTTTGTCCTTGTGGTATTAATACTGTAATATTAATAGGTGCAATCCTATCATCTTCAAACACTAAGTTCTTCACAAAACTAACGGTTGTATCACGAATTACTGGTGTATTATTTGTTACGACAACATTAGCAATAACACTACCTGATGTTATTGTCACGTCAATTGTAAGGTCTAATTCAAACATTGGTATTGACGGTGTTGGTGTTGGTGTAACAGTTGGTGTTACACTAGGTGTTGGTGTTGGAAGTTGTGTGGTTGTTGTTGTAACTATCTCAAAAGTGAAATCATCTACCTCACAGAAATCATCACCACAATCTGGACAATCTGGATCAAACATCCCAAATTTATTTTTTAAAATATTAAAATTATGTTTAACCTCATCCCCACTTAATGGTTCAACATACATTCTAAATTGTGATATTGCACCCTCAAACGTACCCCCAAATTCCTTTTCCAATAAGATATTTGTTGTTAACCCTGAGAATGTTGTCCCGCTTAATGTTGATGTTGGAAACAATTCTGGGTCTTGTGTGTAACCACTTGTTAATCCAGAACAAGATGAAAATGTTAAATTTTCGTGAAGTCCTTGTGTTCCACCACCCCAAGAAATGTTAAATGGTACACCTAATTGTTTTTCTTTATCTGTGTTTAACGCTCTCGGTATTACTTCCTCAAAATTCTCTAAGGTATAAATCGGTTTACCATTAACATAAATTTTTAACCTACCTAATCTATATTTTTTTTCTTCTAACCATTTTTGATTTAAATTAACAATCTCAATTGTCTCACCAAACTCATTTATATGTGTTAATGGTGGTTGTATTAAATTAACGGTGTTATTGGCTAATGAATCCAAAGGTCTTATTTCTGTGATATCCGCAAGACCACCAAAGTATTTTAAGTCACAATAATCAAAATCGGTATAACGTGACCAAGTAACGTCCACTTGAAACCAATGTTCCAAATCTAACCAAGACGGATTTTCTTTTTGACACCTTGGGTAAATTGGTGGTGAACAATATTCATCAATTGTGTAACCTGTTAAATATGTTTGTCCTGATGTGCAAGTTCCAGTTGTTTCGCAACCACCAGTAAAACGTAAAACTTTAACACCAATTGATGGGTTCTTTGGGTCACCACATAATTTAAACGCAATATTATTTGACATTAAATCAAATAACGGATCTTTTTCACAAGTATCCTCAATTGATGTAAAACCACTTGTACTACAATCAATACAATCGGTACACGTTTCACAAGTGGTACAACTTGGTGTACAAACGGGTGTTGTGTTTTCACAACTCGGTGTTGAGGTTGGTACGGGTGTTGGTGTCGGTGTTGGTTCAATAATTACAGGACAATTATGTGTTTGACATTCCCAACCGCAAGTATCACAAGGTGAATCACCACATTCACAACCACAAGTTAATTTTTTTTCATTATCACCGTTACAAGTGTTACAACCATAGTTTAAATGGGGGTCGTGTTGGTTGTTTTTTGATCTTGGTGGATATAAATAAACACATCTACTATTTGTTATGTTTCTATCACAACAAGCACAGGTTTGAACACAACTTGCTAATGGTGTTGTTATTCTTGTGTAACCAGTAAAACATTTTGGTGAACCATCCGCATAATGATAAAATTTATTCTCGGCTCTAGTACCCAAATAAAAAAACATATTTTTATTTTGTGGGTATAACATATTTAATGTTGTTTCACCCGAATTTGGTTGATATTCATTTTGTAACCTAGGTTTTAAAACCATTTCAATAGTCCAACCTTTTGTTACCCGTTCAGGTAATATTTCATAATCATAACCAAATAATTTATAAAACCCTTGATAAAAACCACCATATAATTCGTGATACCTACCAATTGTTGGATCGTTTTTACTAACAACCTCATATAATGTCTGACCAGTTATACCTGAAAATTGTTCATACATTCCAGTGTATCCTGTTACTTGAATCATTTTAAATCTTCTGTCATAATGTAACCTATCAAATTTAACAGAATCCTCAAATATACCTTCAGTAAAATTTAACGTTTCTCCTGTCATTTTATTGACTAAACCATTATCAATACCCGTTAAACCAATATCACAAACAGTGTCTGCTGTTAAACAATTTAAAACTTCGTTTGTTGGATTATAATAATTTTGGGATACAAAAATATTATTTTGGTTATAATTTTTATAGGTAAGATTTAAAGGTTGTACGGTCAAAAAATTACCAATATCTATATTAATTGGTAATTTTTTACCATATGTTTGTGCGATAAGGTAAGGTGAGAAAACTACCTCCTCACTATAATCTTTTTCATCTGAAGTTAATGACATATCCATACTATCATATTCTAGGTTTAATCTAGATTTTTGATAAGCATATTGATTAATATTCTGTTGTGCCATTTCTTTTATAGATAAATACTACATATCAAAGTATTTATATAAAAAAATCAAAAATAGAATTCACGATAAAATGGAAAAGAAAAATTTGACACAACTAAAAAATACTCGCATTGACGAAGTGACTTCGCAAATTAAACAGTATAAAGATACCGCGGTAAAGGAATTTAAGGAAACTAGGTTACTTGTTAAACTTATTATTTCGGCAGCAAAACAATATTTAAAAAATAGAAATATTGAGTTAGCTGACGATGAAAAAAAATTCATTAAAGACCAATCAAAAGATGTGTTAAAATTAATACCAATAATTGTTATCCAGGTATTTCCAGGGTCAACATTAGCAACACCTTTTTTGGTAATGTTAGGTAAGAAATTAGGAATTAAATTAACAAGTGAATTGCCTGAAAAACACAAAGAAGTTGAAAGTCAAGGTGGTGAACTTGAAGAGTTAGTTGGTCCTGATGGTGCTTTTTTAAATGATTTCACACCGATCCTTCAACAAAATATGCACCCCCATAAAACAACAGATCAAACTGTTAGAATGACTAGAGTAAGTCAGTTTCCGTTTGTTAGAGTTTATTATGGTGAATCTGAAGAAAAAGAAGGTAATATTCTTGACGAAGAAGATATGTCAGGTACATTTGGTGATGAAGAAACAGAAAATGATAGTACGTATAGAGAATGTATGGAAACAATGGAAGAGTTGGGTGTTAGTGAATTTTCAGAAAGAGATGAGAGATGTAAGACATTTGGTTTTGATAAAAGTTTGGATAAACAATTAATTAATCAAAAAAAGAATGGTCATTGTAAAAATTGTTTCACAAAAAAAAGATTGACAGAATTGGAAAAAGAAAAAATGGAAACAATGATTGATGAAATTTTATTATCAAAAAAGAAAAACGATTCAGATATTGTTGACAAAGAAAGTGAGAACGAAAACAACCCTATTGAAAAAATATTAGTTAGGAATTTACAGTCAGTAAAAAAGATTGCGGATAAAGAGGGGATCAATATAAATAAGTTATTAAAAACGTTAAAAGATAATGAACAGTAATCTATACGATAAACAAATACAAATACCAAAAGAGATTTTAGATCATCTTTACCTTTGTTTTATTAAAGTACCGAACTCCGACTCAAATAGTGAAGGTCATAATCGTAATTTAGATTTACGAACTAATGGTTATGCAACCTACCAACAATTAGGTAGAATTAAAAATTACTTTGATAATTATGGTGGTGATAAAACTGACGCAACATATATTTTAAATGGGTCGGACACAATGCTAGCATGGGTTAATAACACATTAGAATCGTTGAGAAATGGTGATAAGTTAGATCAAACGATTAAAAAAGAATATGCGAACCAAGAATTGGATCCGAGTTTAACAAAAGATCTTGGTTGGTTGGCCAATTTACCAAACCAAACAGATCCACATAAAGGACCTATTGATGATTTAAAAATAACAGAAAGTCTAAATAGGATAAACGAAATAATAAAAAAAATAATTTAAGATGCCAGTAAGTGAAAGATTAGATTTTAGTCAACCTATGAATCAATTAGGTGAAGTTGGTGAACAACAAAGAAATAGATTGTTCCCAAAAAACGATTATAAACCAACAAATGAATATTCATCAACTAATAAAGACGCGATTGCCGATGGTGATGAAAAAGGTAAAGGTACGGGTTCGTTTCTTGATACAACCAATGGTGGTTCATCAATTGACAATGTTGAACGAATTAGTGAAATAAAAACTAACCAATACCAAAAAAACAAACCATATACAACACCTAGTGCATAATGAAGTTATATAACACATATAAAAACCTTATAGTTGAGGTTGCATCAGTTGATGAAATTGTTAGAACAATCAAACAACGTAAACGTGTTATTATTTATTATGATGGTGACGAACCTGGGGGAAAGGGATTAAGGATTGTTGAACCAGTTTGTTATGGTTATAGTAAAGCAGATAATCCTGTGTTACGAGCGTGGGACGTTGAGGGTGCATCACATAGGGCTTACTTGGGTGAAAAACCATTACCTAGTTGGAGAATGTTTAGGGTTGACAAAATTATAAATTATAAACCGACCTTAGAAGACTTTAATGAGGTGCGACCAGGGTATAACCCAAATGGTGACAAAAGTATGACAAGGGTTATTATTAATGCGGTATTTGACCAACAATCACCAATATCACAAGATGCGATTATTGATAGAATGATTGATACGTTGTTAGATGAATACAGAGAAAATTATGGTGATAATTTTGATTTATCAAAAGCGGCCGATGCCTACAGAAGGATTTACCAAGAAATAGAAAAAGAAACAAATAAAACCCTAAGTAGTGTTGAAAAATCATCATTAAGGTCTATTATTAGTAATAAAATATTACAAAAACAATAACATATGAATTCAGAACAAGATTTACTTAATAAATTATTAATCTCCAAAAAAATAATGGAGAAACACAATACAATTGGTAGGGGACAAACAGGTAGTTTACCTTCAGCACCAATGGTTGAGGAATTTCAACCAGTAAACGCGACGTATAATTTACCAGATAATCTTATGGAGGAAACAAAACCAAAGACGTATAGTAGTGAAATACCGAGCGAAGATCGTATTAAAAGTTCAAGATTACCTGACGAAATAAAACGTTTAATGATTGAACATCCAATTGACAAACCTACAATGGGTGTTAATACGGGTACTGGGTTAAGTGACGAATTAATTGAGAAGGCATCTAGATTGATGGGTAACAATACAATTAAAGAACAAACATCACAACCTCAACCTAGTGTAAAACAAACTGTATTACCACAAACAAATGACATTAAACAAATTGTTAAAGAGACCGTTGAAGAAGTTTTGAGAGAAAACGGATTACTTGTTGAGTCTGAATCAAAATCAAATGATTTATTTAAATTTAGAGTTGGTCAACATATCTTTGAAGGTAGATTAACAAACGTAAAAAAAGTTGTAAAATAATTTGCGTATCATCAAATTAAAGTAAGATCCTCTCTAAATTTTAGGGGGGATTTTTTTTAATGTTTATTTTTCTTGTTGATTATATTTAAATTTTTATTTATAATTAATGTATGGAAAAAATTAATGTATTAACAATCGCGTCGGATACCTCTGGGGTATCAAAATTTCGTACTGTTGATCCACACGTTAAACTACAAAATATGTACCCAGATGAATTTCACGTAGATATTGAGTATAGTGTTGACACAACGAATATAAGTTTTTGGAAAAAGTATCAAATTGTTCATTTTCACCGTAATATCGGAAACGACTATGACTATTGTCCACAATTTATAAAATATTTACAATCAATTGGGATTGTTGTAATTATGGATATTGATGACTATTGGTTACCAACAAAAGAACATCCAATACAACAAATTATATTACAAAACAAAATTCACGAAAAAATTATCGCAAACATAAAAGTTTCAGATTATATAACAACAACAACTGAGATTTTTGCAAACGAGATTAGAAAATACAATAAAAACGTTATTGTATTACCAAACGCTATTGATCCGAATGAAGGTCAGTTTAATGAACCGACATTACCATCAGAAAAAATTCGTGTTGGTTGGTTGGGTGGATCCTCACATTTACACGATTTAAAATTATTAGATGGTATGGTATCAAAGTTGTCACCAATACAAGACAAATTACAATACTATGTTTGTGGTTTTGATACTCGTGGTTCTGTTACGGAAATTAACCAACAAACAGGAGAAAAAACACAACGACCGATTACCCCTAGTGAAACAGTGTGGGTTAAATATGAAGAAATTTTTACAAGTAAATATAAAATCATAACACCAAAATATAAGGAATTTTTAGATACCTTTATTGAAGGTAATTACCCTAGTGTTGAGAAAGAAAATTACGTTAGGGTTTGGACGAGACCTGTTAATAGTTACGCTAAGAACTACTCAAAGTTTGACATATCTTTAGCACCAATCCAAAACCATATTTTTAACAGAATGAAATCACAATTAAAGGTTATTGAAGCCGGGTTTTATAAAAAAGCATTAATTGCATCAAATGTTGGTCCATATACGATTGATTTAAAACACGCTTTAGATAAAGGTCAATTTACAGATGGGAACGCATTACTTGTAAATGAGAACAACAACCATAGTGATTGGGCTAAGTTTGTTAAAAAATTAGTTGACAATCCAAATTTTATTACCGATCTTGGTGAAAGACTATACGAAACAGTTAATGTGAAATACAATTTACAAAATGTTACCGAATTGCGAAAAGAATTTTACAAATCCTTAATTAAATAATTTATGATAAATATACCTATAACAAAAATTTTATTTTTAGACATTGAAACAGTTGGTGGTTATCCTGACTACGACGCGTGTCAAAAATTCAGTCCTATTATTGCTGAACAATTTGATAAATATTACGATTGGTTTTTAAAACGTTTTCCCGAAGACGCAACAAAAGGATCGGATGAAAACGAAAGAAAAAACATTGTGTTCTCAACAAGAACCGCGTTAGTTCCAGAATTCGCAAAAATTGTTTGTGTATCCGTTGCTTTTGTCCTTGAGAATGGTGAGACAAAAAAACAATCATTTGTTGGTAATGATGAAAAAATCTTATTAAAAGATGTTAGATCGTTATTAGATAGATGTGAAAAACTTGGATTTTTCTTATGTGGACACAATTTAAAGAATTTTGATATTCCAATGTTGGCAAAAAGAATGATTATTAATGGTATTAGACCATCAAAAATTTTACCATCATACGATACTAAACCTTGGGAGATTAAAGCAATTGACACCAAAGAAATTTGGCAATACGGTGCTTATACATCAATAGGTTCTTTAGACTTATTGTGTTCTTGTTTAGAAATACCAACACCAAAAGGTGGTGAGGTTACCGGTGCAACAGTACATAAAGCGTATTGGGAAGATCAAAAATTAAAAGAGATTGGCGAATATTGTGAAAGAGATGTTGATGTTTTAGTTGATGCAATAATGAAATTAAAAAGTTTAGAATAATGAATGATAATAAATTTGACGAGTTAAAAAACGTTTTGAATACAGATTTTGATGATATTGATATTAACAGTATTGTTGGAGAACTAGGGATTGATTTTAATGAATTAGAAAAAACTTTAGATGAGTATCAACCAAAGATTGGGTTATATTACACTAACACTAATGAAACACTACCCCAACCAGAATACGCGTACATTACGGATTCAGGATTTGATTTGAGATCAACAGAAGAATTGGTAATTAAAGCCGGTGAACGAGCGTTGATTGGTACTGGGTTAAGTTTTGATATTCCAGACGGATATGAAATACAGGTTAGAAGTAAAAGTGGTTTAGCGTTAAAACAAGGTTTAATGGTGTTAAATTCACCAGGAACTGTAGATTGTTTTTCTGAAGATATGAAAATTTTAACTGTGGATGGTGAAAAATTAATTAGTGAAATTAAAATGGGGGAATTAGTTTATTCTTTTAACGAAGAAACTTTAGAAATTGAAAAAAACATAATTACCCAATTATTTGATACTGAAACACAAGAAATTCTAATCATAGAAACTGAAACAGGTGTATTAGAAGTAACACCAAATAGTGAAGTCTACACAACGAATGGTATTATTTTAGCAAAAAATTTAAAAAAAAATGATGAGGTTATAAACTTTTTTTAACCACCATACTATTTATCAATAAAGATAAGGAGTATTATGGTAAAATGTTTAATTTGTGGTATTGAAAAACCGTCGTCTATTGTGGAACATATTAAATATGACCACAAAATCAAATCTGCTGATTATAAGGAGTTATATCCTGGGGCAAATGTTAAAAGTGAAGAATTTTTATTAAAACTAAAGACCAATGCGAAGGAATTATGGAATAATCCGGAATATAGGGAAAAACAGATAAAAATAAGAAATATCACACATAAAGACCCAGAATTCAAAAAAAAGATGTCAGAAAAAATTAAAAAAATACATAAAGAAACACCTGAAGTTTTTTCAGGACTCACTAATTGGCATAAAACAGATGAATTTAAAGTTTGGGTGGTTTCTGAGGAAAGGAAGAATAAAATAAAAAAAACGACCAAGGAAAGATGGGAAAATGATGATTATAGAAATAAAACTATAGCGTCAATTAAAAAAGCCCTTAATGATGGTAGATGTAAAAAAAGTGTTGAATTTAGAGAAAAAATGTCAAAAAAAATATCAGAATTATATAGTTTAGGTATTTTAAAGAATGAAAAAAACAAATATAAAACAGGAATATACACATCTAAAAAAAATGAAAATTTTATTTACGCATCTTCCTACGAATTAGATGCTATGAAATTGTTTGACGAATCCGAACACATTAAAGAATGGACAAACAAACATGGTATTAGAATAAAGTACTATTATAATGATTTAAATAGACATTATGTTCCCGATTTTTTAGTTGACTTCAAAAACGGAAAATCGTATATTATTGAAATGAAAGGATGGCACACTGAAGAGGTGGATGTTAAAAAATATTACACATTAAAAGTCTACCCTAACTATAAAATTTTCTATAATTTAGAAGAATTAAAAAACTTTATAAATGAAAACAAGTAAGATAAAAAAAATTACAAAAACAGTTAAACAAACATATGACATTACTGTGTCTAATAATCATAATTTTTTTTGTAATAATCATTTAATACATAATTGTGGATACACTTCGGAAATTAAAGTTATATTGTTTAATACAAGTAAAGAAGATGTTACGATAAGTTTAGGTCAGAAAATTGCTCAAGCGGTGTTATGTCCTGTTGTAAGTGGAAAATGGGTTAACTTAGTTAAAACAGATAAGATTGACGATAAAGATCGTAATAATAATGGATTTGGATCAACAGGAATATAAAATATGGAACATTTTTATCAAAATTTAGACGGCTTCTCCGCCGAATCAGAACAAGGAGAGTTATTAAAAACTATTTTACAAAACTTAATAGTTGATGAGGAATTAAAAATTGCGGAGATTGGAGTTTACAAAGGTAGAGGTACAGCAATGTGGAATGTCATATTAATCAACGAAGGTTTAAACTATGATTATTATGCGATTGATCACTTCTTAGGTTCGTCAGAACATAATAGGACTTTTGACTATTACGGTACAACTTTAGAAAATTTGAAACCAATTATTGATAAAATAAAAAAAAAAAAACACGACTCCACTTCCGAATCACAAAAATACCCTAACGAGTATTTTGATATTGTGTATATTGATGCGTCACACGAATATGAATATGTTAAGCAAGATATTCTAAATTGGTTACCTAAAGTTAAACTAGGTGGGATAATTTGTGGTGATGATTATACTAGGGGTTGGCCTGGAGTTGTATTGGCGGTTAATGAGATCTTCGGAGATAATGTTAATATTGTTGGTAATCAACAATGGTGGTTAAAAAAATAATAATTAAATGAAAGTTGCGTTAGTTTGTATTGCAAAAAATGAAGATCCATACATCCAAGAATGGATTGACTATAATAAAAAATTAGGGTTTGACGATATCTTTATTTATCAAAATGACTGGAGATGGGATGGTGAGTCGGAAAACGTACATAAGTTTGAGATTGATGGTATTAATAAACAACGTGAGGCTTATACTCACTTCATAAAAAAACACAAAAACGAGTATGAATGGGCTGCGTTTTTTGATGTTGATGAGTTTTTAGTATTAAAAAAACACGAAAACATACATTCATTTATTAATGACTATTCAGATTACCCAGCAATTGGTATTAACTGGTTTTTATTTGGTGATAGTGGTGTTAAAACAATTAATAACGAATATAGTGTTGTTAAAAGATTTACAATGCGAAAATCAACAATTGATCAACACGTTAAATGTATTGTTAAATTATCCGATGGTCTTACAATGGACATACATAATCCAAACCATAGTTGGTACGACACAGAAGGGAACATACATACTGGACCATTCAATAAAGTCGGAAAAAATGACGTTGCACAAATAAATCATTATTTTATTAAAACTGAAGAAGAATTTTCACTAAAATGTGATAGAGGTAGAGCAGATACTACTAATAAACGAACAATAAATGAATTTCCACACCATAACTTTAATGAGGTTGAGGATCTTACAGCATATAATTTTTTTATCAAATGATTACAATAATATACTCAACACATAAGGGCAAAGAGTATAACGATAAGTTTAACGACCATCTTATACTAACATCAGGACTCCAACACGTACAGGTATTACCGTATGAAAATTACAACCAACACTCATTAACAGAACTTTACAACAAAGGTATTGGTGAATCAAAATATGACATCGTAGTATGCTGTCATAATGATATAAAACTTGAGAAAGGGTGGGGTGTAAAATTACTTGAGGATTTTAACAACAACCCAGAGTTTGGTATTATTGGTAAAGCCGGATCCTGCTATTTTCCAGAGTCAGGTGTTTATTGGGAAAAACTAACACAAACGATGGTTGGTCAAGTTTACCACCACCCACCAGGTGAGAAAAAGTTTTTAAGTCGGTTTTCTCCAAAATTACCATTTATTGTCCCAGTCGTTACAATTGATGGATTATTCATTTCTTTTAATAAGACAAAAGTTAAGTATACCTTTGATGAAACATACGGTAAATTTCATTTTTATGATCACGGATTTTGTATGCCGAACTATCTTGATGGTGTTAAAATTGGTGTAACATCTTCGTTTGAAATAACACACGAATCTGTTGGAAGACCGAATGAGGAGTTCTACGAATCAAAAGAAAAATTCTTGGAAAAATGGAAACAACACCTACCTTTGGATTTAAAGCCAACTGAACCATATGTACCAGAAATAAAAAGAAAAACTTTTAAAAAATTTGGTAAAGTTGCGGTTATTATACCAACAAAAGGTAAGGTTGATATGTTATTAGATTGTGTTAATTCATTTTATGATCATTGTGATACTAATGTTTTTAATTTATTTATTGCCGACACAGGTTCATCAGAAGATGAAAAAAAAGAAATTCGTGATAACACATCAAAATATGATAATATAAAATTAATTGAGTATGATTACTATAATTTTGCCAAGATAAATAATGATGTTGTTAAAAACCACATAACAGATGAATATGAGTTTTTATTATTTTGTAATAATGACATTAAATTATTAAATGATGTTATTAGTGGGATGTTAGGTGTTTTTGAAAAAGATAAAAAAACGGGTACTGTTGGCGTAAGATTACATTTTGAGGATAATACAATCCAACACGATGGTGTGTTAATACTACTAGAAAAACAATACAACAGAATACACGTTGGACACTTAAATTTAAAAAACTACTACAACTATTATAATCAATTAAAAGATGTTATTGGGAATACTGGTGGTTTAATGATGGTTCGTAAAAATTTATTTATTAAGTCCAATATGTTTAACGAAAACTACACAACTTGTTTTGAAGATGTTGAGTTAAATGTAATTATTAAATCTAGTGGTTTTACGAATTATGTATGTGGTGATTGTGTTGCATATCATTATGAATCACAAACAAGAAAAGAAGATTCTGAAGATTTGATAAAATTAAATAATGATTACAAAAATCATTTGTTCCCTATTATTAGTCAAAAATGGGAGCAAATAAAAAATAAAGTTTTAATAAAATAATTATGGCTAATGGTGTTTATAAAATAACAGAAGACTTTGAGAGATCCCTATCTGATTATACAGGTGCTCCGTATGTCATCACACTTGATAATCAAAGTAATGGTCTTTTTTTATCGTTATATTATGAAAAAAATATAAAAAAATCATTAAGTGGTAACACAATTACAATACCATCAAGAACCTACCCGTCAGTTCCGTGTGAAATAATACATACCGGATTAAAGGTTGAATTCTATCCTGTTGAAGGTAAAACAATTAAGGGTTCATATAATTTGGTAGGTAGTAACGTTTGGGATTCAGCATTAAGTTTTACACACAATATGTATAAACCAAACACACATATGTGTATCTCGTTTACTGGCCCATATAAACACTTTAAACTATCTAAAGGTGGTGCAATATTAACTGACGATTACGAAGCATATTTATGGTTTAAAAGAGCCAGATATAGTGGTAGACGAGAATGTTCATATCACGACGATCATTTTGATATGATTGGTTGGAATTATTATATGATGCCAGAATTGGCTAGTAGGGGGTTACTATTGATGGGTCAATTTTACAATATTGACGGAACCCCAAAACATAATGAAGATCTAGAATTACCTTACCCTGACTTATCTAAATTTGAAGTATATGGAAAAAATGGCTGATTATTTTTTTGTTAAAAATTTATATAACTACGAAAAAGTTATACCACCACCATCTAATTTATCAAAAAATTTAAAAACTGTATACATAACAGATACTGAAGAAAATAAATTAAAAGCATTAGATTTGGGTTGGGATATAGTTAAAAAAACAGATATTTTTAATGGTGTTGATAATAAGTTTGATAGGAGAAAATCTATTGCATTTATAAATTCATACCCATTACGAGTTGTTCCAGAAATAACTGACGCTAGGTTTGTTTTTATATGTGATAGTAATATCATTAATCTTTGGAATTTTTATAATAACTTTGTTATGTCGTGTAGTGAAGATTTTACACTATTTGTAACATCTGGTTGTTATACTGGACATAGGGACACAATAACATCTGAATGTGACCATTCTTGTGTTACAAATAGGTGGTCGTATAATCATTACGAAATAAAAAATAGTACTAATCGGTATATTAAGGATTTAAACGAAAAAAATGTAGATATTAACAAATTAAGTATAGTGTCAGCAAAATATATTGGATGGAATGTTAATCATCCCGATTATAATTATTTATCTGATTTTTTATATAAAGAATACTCAGAAAATTTACAAGGTAATATTATTTTAACATATATGTCGGGAATTTTTAATGAAAAAATTTATAATTTCTACACAAATGACTATACTGGTGCTAGTCTAAATAATCATAATTATGACGCCTAAAAAAAATAAAATAATGAAGAAAGCGATAATTGGTAACGGTGGCTTCGGAAGGGAAGTTAAAGCGTTACTACTGGATAATAATCCGTATGAAAATATTGTGTTTTTTGTTGATGATCAATACGTTAAAGAAGATTTACGACCGATATCAAAATTAGACATTAATGAATATGAGGTGGTTGTTGCTATTGGTGACCCATTGGTGAGAAAAAAAATTATAAATAACTTACCGAAAAACACAAAATTCTTTAGTGCTATCCATAAAAGTGTTCAGATTTTAGACACAAATATTGAAATCGGTGAAGGTAGTATTATTTGTTCTAATTGTGTTTTAACAACAAATATTAAAATAGGTAGACACACACATTTAAACCTACAAACAACAATTGGTCACGACACACAAATTGGTGACTACTTAACAACAGCACCTGGTGTTAAAATTTCTGGAAATTGTAACATCGGTGATTGTGTTTACATTGGGACAAACGCATCAATTCGTGAAAAAATAAACATATGTAACGACGTTACAATTGGGTTAAATGGTGGTGTTGTAAAACACATAAATGAATCGGGAACATATGTTGGTGTTCCTGTTAAAAAGTTAATTTAGTATGTTTAAAATAACGAAGGAATCTTTAGATTTAACCAAAAAAATTTCACACGAAATAAACAACCAAACATTTCACCATCATTACCATATTCTATATGATATCGCACAATCATATGTTCCAGACTACGAATTAAACTATTTAGAGATAGGGTGTTATGCCGGTGGTTCAGCATGTTTGTTACTACAAAGACCAAAAACAAATGTTATATCAATTGATTTAGGGCGACCAATCTCAAAAAATATTGTCTTTAATAATATTAATAAACTAAATGTTCATAATAATAGTTATAATTATATTGAAGGAAGTTCTTTTGATATAGAAACGATAACTAAGTTAGATACTATTCTAAAAGATAGAAAAGTAGATATTCTTTTTATAGATGGGGATCATTCATACGACGGGGTAAAAAAAGACTTTGACTTATACAATAAATATGTAAAAGAGGGTGGATACATAGTATTTGACGATTATAACGACACAATACATTCACCTGAAGTTAAACCATCGGTTGACAATTTAGAGTTGTTAGGATATGATATTTTAGGTGAGTTTGGTAACGAGTTTGGTGCTAGACCAGAAAAACATAAACCAAATGAATTTGTTATAAGAAAAAAATGAATAAATTAGGAATTGTAATATCCACATACCAAAGAAATGACGGATCAACCCCAAAGTATTTAACTAGAACATTAGATTCAGTTTTTAATCAAACATACAAAAACTTTAAAATATATTTAATTGGGGATAAATATGAGGATAATGAAGAAATAAACAATATCGTATCAAAATACGATAATGCAAAATTAATGTTTAAAAATTTACCCGTAGCTAAAGAACGAGATTTTTATACTAATAAGTGGGCTTTATGGTCGTATGGTGGGGTTAACGCAACAAATTATGGTATTGATCTGTCTATGTCTGAAGGTAACCACTATATTTGTCATTTAGATCACGATGATTATTGGGGTGAAAAACATTTAGAGAATATCTATGATTGTATTGTTGGTGTCAAGTCAGATTGGATTTGCACAAAAGCACAATATACAAATTTTGTTTTACCAAGAATAAATAGTGACCAAAAATACATAGATTACCAACCTAAAAAAGAATCATTAATACACTCGTCTGTTTGTATGAATTTTAATACAATACCATTAAGGTATCGTGACATTTTTGGTGAAACTGGAAGTGTTGGTTTACCAGCAGATGCTGACTTATGGGAAAGATGTCGTATGTTTATTTCAGACCATAAATTAAAAAGTACACTCATTAATGAATTAACTTGTTATCATCTTGAAGAAGGTTTTGAGAGAAGATAATATAAAAAAAACTAAATTATGACAAGTAGAAAAAAAACAAGTGAAGAAACAACACAACCAATATCAAAAAAAGATTTTATTAATTCAGTTATAAAAAAACGACAAAAAAATAAGTTTTTAACTGAAAGTCAAAAAGTTTATTATGACAAATTAATGGAGAACGAAATTACCATTTGTTCTGGGCCTGCTGGTACAGGAAAAAGTTATATCTCACTAAAAGCAGCCATTGACCTATTATTAGACCCAACAAACTCATATGAGAAACTTATGATTGTGAGACCGGCGGTTGAAAGTAGTTCATCGTCTTTAGGTAGTTTACCTGGTGATTTAAGGGAAAAAATGGGTCCATATGTTTATTCGTCATTATCTCTATTAGACAAATTGATTGGTAAGGAAGCAACAACCAAACTAGAAGAGAGTGGTGTTTTAGAAATTATGTCATTATCATTTCTTAGAGGGTTTAACGCGGACAATATGATCCTAATTTTTGAAGAAAGTCAGAACTCAACACCCGCCGAAATGAAAATGCTACTAACTAGAATTGGTTTTAATTCTAAATTTTTTATATCTGGTGATGTTGAACAATCTGATAAATTTAGAAAAAAAGAATTATCTGGTCTATATGACGCAATAATTAGACTTAATGATGTTAATAAAATTGGTATGTTTGAATTTCACATTAATGATGTTGTTAGAAACCCAATTATTAAAGAAATCCTCAAACGATACGAAGAATAATTCACTTTATTGGTTATTTTGATATAATTTTAATATGAAGAAATTAGGAATTGAAGTTAATGGCGTTTTACGTGACACCATTGAAAAGTTTACACAAATTTATCAAAAAAATTTAATTGATAACAATCAGAACGAGTTTGTTGGTCAAACTTTTAAAATTGATATATCTGGTAATACAGAGGAAATTACAAAAGTAGAACCACACAATTATGAAATATTAAGTGATGTGACATCATTAGATTTAACATCACATTTTTCATTTAAAAATCAAGATGAACTATATTCGTTTATGTATGAAGATTATACGATGGAATTATTTGGTCATGCACCATCAACAGAACTTAATACTTTTAATTTATTAAATGAAATTTATTATGATTTAAGAGATAAATATGACTTGACAATACTATCTGATGAAATCGGTAAATCAAAACCAGCGACATTATTTTTCTTATCAAAATTTGGTTGTTTATTAGAAAAAATAGTTTTTTATAGTGAATCAACAAAAAATATCATTTGGGATGAAATTGACATTTTACTTACAGCGAATCCTACCTTATTATTAACTAAACCAGTAGATAAAATTTTAATTAAATTTAATACTGAATACAATAAACACATAGATTCAGAATATGAAATAAATTCATTGTCTGAATTTAAAGGAGTACTTGAAAAAATAACACAATATGTTTAAAGTCATTAATGAAAATTACTACGTGGATCTAGACAAAATTGAAGAATACACTAGTTTAAAATCTGTTTCAGGAGAAACACAAGTTCATTTCGTGAAATACGAAACAATAAAATTAATGTTGGAGATTATCCTTAGTGAACCAGAAGAAATTGACGAACAAATGGGTTTTAAATCAGCAAGCACACCAATACCATTTAAATTAGCATTCAACACCCTATTAATGAAGGGTATAATTAATAAACTATAAAAAATATGAATCAAGAACAAATTTCAAAAGTAGAACGTTCTATTGAGAACATGCGAAACAAACAAAATCGGATTTATTTTTTGGTACAAGACACTAAAGGAAACGCTAAGGCTTCTGTTAGATATATTTACCAAATGGCGATGTCCTTAAAAGAATCTGGATATAATTCCATTATATTACACGAAAAACCAGATTACCAAGGTGTGTCTGAGTGGTTAGGTGAACACTATATGACAGAGTTACCACATAAATCAATTGACGGTACTAGTCTTGAGATTTCACCAGAAGATTTATTGGTTATACCAGAAATCTATGGTTTTGTTATGGAACAAATTAAAAACGCACCTTGTGGTAAAATCGTTCTTTGTCAATCATACGATTATATTTTTGATGGTTTACAACCAGGTGAGAATTGGTCAAATTTTGGTTTTTTAAAATGTATTACAACATCACAAAGACAAAAAGAATGGGTAGAAAAAACAATGAGAAATGTTTCTGTTGATGTTGTTGAACCAGTAATTACTGACAACTTCAAAAAACAAGCATTACCTCCTAAAACAATTATTAATATCCATACAAGAGATCATAGAGATACTACAAACACAATTAAAGCGTTTTATTCTAGGTTTCCACAATATAGATGGTTTACCTTTAGAGATTTAAGAGGATTGTCTGAAGAAGAATTTGCACAAAGAATGTCTGAAAGTTTTGTTTCAGTTTGGGTTGATGATAATTCCGCTTATGGTACGTTTCCACTAGAATCAATTAAAATGGGAATTCCTGTTGTTGGTGTAGTACCAAATATGATTCCAGAATGGATGAACGAAAACAATGGTATTTGGATTAACAATAAAAATATTTTAGTTGATGTTATCGCAGACTACATCCAAAATTGGTTAGAGGATAATGTTAGTCCCGAATTATACACTGAAATGGATAAAACAGCGGAGTCATTAATAACAAGTGAAACATTCACAGAAAACGTAGTATCAACGTTTGATAAAATGATTACAACAAGATTAACTAGTTTTGAAGAACAATTAAATAAATTAGAAACAATTGAATAATATGGAAAATAAAATATCAGTAGTATTACCAATTAAAAGTGGTAAATTAGCACAATTTGATGAATACTTCGCAAAAAGTGTGTTGTCAGTTAAAAATCAAGAATCATATGTTAATGAATTAGTGATAGTTCATACTGATGAGGATTTGTTAGTTAATTTTTTAGACAAATTTGACTTTAGTGGTTTAACAGTTAATCGTGTTTTATGGACAGAAAGTCCTAGTTTTGCAGAACAAGTTAACGAAGGTGTTAAACAATCAACAAGTAAATGGGTGTCGTTATTAGAATTTGACGATGAATATTCAAATATTTGGTTTAAAAACGTTAAAAATTATATGGATATTTACAAATCTGTTGATGCGTTTTTACCAATTGTTGTTGATGTTGATGAAAAAGGTGTTTTCGCAGGGTTTACAAACGAAGCAACTTTTGCTGCAAACTTTACAACTGAGATGGGTATCTTAACAAACGAAACATTACAGACATATCAAAACTTCCAAATATCGGGTCTTGTTATCAGTAAGGATAAATTTTTAGAATATGGTGGATTTAAATCAAATATGAAATTAACATTTGGTTATGAGTTCTTTTTACGAATGACAAATTCATCAGTTAACTTTATGACAATACCAAAAATCGGTTACAAACATATGAATATGCGTGAAGGATCTATATTTTGGAATTACAAGTATAGTGAAGACAGATTGGTTGAGGATGAGGTAAAATTTTGGATTGATTCAGCAAGAAAGGAATATTTATTTATTACTCAACGAGAGATAAATTATGACCCCCAAGAAGTTTAATGTCAGAAAATGAAGGATCACTAGAACAAGGAATTGAAAAGAAAAAGAAAGGTCGTAAACCAACTCAAAAAAATTATTTTGATGAACCAGAAGAAAATGCTGTTAGAGAGTTTCTAATAACAACTTCAGTTGATGAAAAAAATAAAATCTATAATGAGTTTTTAAAAGAACCTTTAGACAAAATGATTTCGTCAATAATTAGACGATACAAATTATATAGGAAAGATATGGACTTCAATGAAGTCCATATGGATACACATTCGTTTTTGATGACTAAAATTGATAAATTTAAACCATCAAAAGAAAAAAAAGCATATTCTTATTTTGGTACTATTTGTAAAAACTATCTAATGGGTCAAATACAAAAAGACCAAAAAGAAACAAATAGAAAAATTTCGTATGAAGATATATCTAGTGATTTAGATGGGTTACCTAGTATGGTTTATTATATTGATAATGATGATGTGACGACAGAACAAGTCATTATCAAATTTTTAGATGAACTTAAAACTATGTTAGATGATGAGTCAATGATTGATGAAGAAAGAAGACTAGGAGCTGCGTTGTATGACATATTCTCAAATTATACAAATATATTCCAGGAAACGACAAATAACAATAAGTTCAATAAAAATATTATATTGTTTGAATTACGTGAAATGACAAATCTTTCAACAAAGGAAATTAGAGTTTCAATTAAAAAATACAAAAAAATATACACAAAAATAATTAACGAAATATATAAATAACTATTTATTGTTATGGGTAGACCGGCAAAAAAAGAAATAACAACATCAAAAGAATCGATAATCTCGTTAATGCAAGAAATCTATAATGAACTTGTTGAACAACGTAATACTGCAATTCGTATACAAAATAAAATGTTAACAATGATGAAAGAACCTGAAGATATGACATTGATTGGTCCCGTTATTGAAAAACAACAAAAGATTATTAACGATTGTGTTGAAAAAAAATTATCGTTATCTAAATTACAAACACAAATTTGGCAAAAATCGTCAATGAAAGAAGAAGATAATTTCACATTATCAGATTTAGATTTAGATGACGAAATAATGAAATCGTTAATAGATAAAGACACATCAACAAATTATAAATTAAATAAATAAAATGCCAGTACCAGATATTAATGATGGGTTTAAATCAATTTCTGACAAAGTTACAACAAACAAAAAATATAAAAAAATAAAAGATGATGTTGATAACTTAAAAAAGAAAGCGGGTTCGTCGTTTGAAAAAGCGAGCGACAAAACCTCAACGACTTTATCTGAAGCGTCTAATTTAAAAAAGAAATACCAAAAAAATTTAAAAACCCAATTAGACAATTTACTTGAATTAAAGTTTTTATCAACAGGGTCTGGTAATAATACAAAACAATATTTAAAAAAATCGTTTGTCAAAGCGATTAAAGAATTACAACCAAAAATAATTGAATTATTAAATCAGGAAGTTATTAAAACCATTGGTTGTTCTCAAGATCAAACATACATTAATCAAACATTATATATTCGTGTAAAGGCGATTGATTTACAGAATTTATTACGAGAAGACCCAGCAAGTGATATTGGTAAGGTTTTATATGAAAAGGAAGATGTTCAATTTTTTAACTATCCGTTTGCGATGAATAAAGAATTATATAACAGAATCCAAAATATTAATCAACCATTTTCAACTGTAGCGGGACAGTCATATAAAGGAAAATCAGGTCAAGAACTTTTTGACATAACATATGTTGAGAGTTATGTTGACACAACAACACTTCAAACAATACAAGGAAGTTTTTTTAAAATAGACTTAAAAAATAGAGTTAGTGTTAACAAAATTACTGAATTCTTAAAAGATTATTATTCAACTATAACATTTATTGAATATAAAAACTTTTTCGCAAACTTAATGAATCAATTAAGTGGTGCGATATCAATACAAAAGGGTGATGGTAAATTAGATCTTGGTGATTTCCAAAAAGTATTGTTGATATTACAAAGAATACTTGGACTATGTTTTGATAAAACAAAAGAAATTGACGTTTCAGGTACTGCTAAATTATCTGAAAGCGACGGTATTGATGAATCGTTTTTTGAATTTACCGAAATTGACTTACGTATTATTGATCAAACAATATCTGATATTAAACTTGGTGTTGTTGAATTTGAAGAATGTGACACCGTTAAATTACCAGTGAATTCTAGTGATATTTTGACAGCGATAAACAATTTAAATTTTGAAGGTGATGATAATAACAACGCGATAGACCAGTCAAGTAATATTACTGATGTTTTAACTGAAAATCCAGGTTGGTTTCCACTTAAAATTAATATTGATTTGTCCTTCTTAAAGGAATTCCCAAAGGCGGTTGTTATGACATTATTATCACCAAAAGTTTTATTACCATTATTTATTGCAATTAAAGCATTAGGTGAAAATGTTGATAATCAAATAAATTCTTTTATGGATTTTGTAAAACAATTTAAGTCATTTATAGTTAGTCTAACATCTAAAATCAGTGCATTATTTATTGAGATACTTGTTGATATAATTAAAAAAGATATCAAAAATTTAATAAGATCTATTATTTCTGACATAACAAATGAGAAATTAAGATTACGTTTAGAGGTTATTCGTTCATTAACAGAGGTGTTATTAGCGGTTTTAAATTTGGTTAAAGATTTTAGAGAATGTAAAAGTGTTATTGATGAATTACTTGGGTTATTAAAATTGGCAAATAAAGGTTTTGGTAATAGTATACCATATCCATTATTATTGAGTTCGGAATTACTGGATGGTTATTCATCAACAAGAGCATTTTTGAACGTTATTGGTGAGTTTGAGAAATTAGGCTTACCTACTGGTCCTATGCCTGATGGTAGTCCAAACCTAATGTTAGCGTCAATTAAAGGGATGATGGACGGAATGGATAAAGAAGAAGCACAAAATGGTAAGTACGCAATTGCGGTTAAACCTTTAGCCGTATTACCAATTGGTATAACACAAGGACAAACTGTTTATGGAAAAAAAATATAATATGGATAAAGTTGAATCAACAAAAGTTATTGAAATTATTAAAGATTATAAATCTAGGTCAAATAAAGATTTAGTTTTGGTGTTAGAATTTGTTAAAAAAGATTATGAACTAACCAAAGAAAGTTTATTAAAATTAACAGAACACTTAGATAAGTTAGAAATAACATATAATACAATATTAAAAGAATATGAGTCTAGAAACGTGGTTCCAAAATAAGGTATTATTTCAAGGATATGTAAATGACAATAAAGACCCAAAAATGTTGGGTAGAATTCGTGTTGTTCCAACATTTGAAAGGTATACTGATGGTTTACCCGAAAATTGGGACGAAACTAAAGATAAATGGACTGCTAGAGACCCATATATCTGTTTACCACTTTTACCATATTATATTAATCAAGTACCAAAAGAACAAGAATATGTTAATATTTTGTTTTATGATAAACGAGAGCGTTTAGATAACAGTAAATTCTATATTCAAGGACCAATCACAAAACCACAAAATAATTTTTTTGAGTTATATAGTAACTCACAATCAATGTTAGCCAGTGGTGAATTTTTAAAACAAACCGATGATTTAAAAAATCGTGAAACAGGTGTTACAAAACCCCAAATTTTTGGGATATATCCAGAACCAGGTGATAACGCATTACTTGGACGTGGGACATCAGATCTTGTTGTTCGTGAGGATTATGTATTGATGAGGTCTGGTAAAATTGTACAAGGGAATAATGAGTTACCAATACCTAATGATAAACGAGCGTTTGTCCAAGTGTCAACGTTTGGTTTGGAAAAAGTTCAAAGTGGTACAACTAAAGTTACAAATGTAATTCAAGAAGTTAAATATGTTAAGAATTTTGTTGAGTGGGAAATAGATAATTTATCCACAACTGGGAATACATTTGATGGGACAATAAAATTATATAGTTTAGTTGAAGATGAAAATACAAAACATTTTAGACTATTTCTAACAACAGATTTAACAAATTATATTTCAAACACACTGTATGAATTAAAGTTCACGGGTAAAACAAGTGATGAAACAATTTCATTAATTAATCAATTTATACAAGGTGTTAATAATGGTAAAATCAATATTAATGGTTACACAACATATCCAGCACAAGATGGTTTAACATTAGAAAATCAATTTCCGTTTTACTATAGACCAACAATAACAAACACAAATATTACAAATTTAGCGAGTACGACAGGACAAACTGACGAACAAAATTTTACAATAATATATGATAATGTCAAATTAATTCAATCGGTACCAAATGGTGGTTATGGTTTAGTTTGGTCAAAAGACGTGTTTGGTGAACAACCAACAATTAAAACAGATACGATTGATGTTACAGGGTTTAAACAAACACCAGTGACATATAGTACAATGGGTGGTGATTTCCTATATCTGTTGTCGCATAAATCAAAAATACCATCAAAAGGTGAAATTGATTTGAAAGAAACTTTATATGGTATAAATCAAGAAAGATTTACAAACGAAATTCAATTAAAAACGGATCCGATGGTAAGAGGTGATCAATTAATGGAGTTAATAACTTTAATTGTTGATTACTTAGCATCACACGTCCACCCCTTTCCAGGTATTGCTCCAATATCAATTTCAACAGATGGCACATCAATAGAAACTATTAGACAAAAACTTTTAGATAAAGATAATACGATTTTAAATCAAAATATTCGGATTAATTGATATTTATTAAAAAAAAGTAAATGTCAATTAATAATTCATATTTTAGTAGAAATAATACATTAATCTCAAATAGTTTTGTAAACACTGGTAGAAATCCAGTTGTTGATTTATTTTATGGCGATAGTGGTATCTCAAAACCAGTTGGTTTTAGTCGTTTTATTTTTGATTTAGACTTAACGTTATTACGTGAAAAAACAACTCAAGGTATTATATCTACTGGTTGTACATCAAATATGAAACATATTTTGAGAATGACAAACACAAGTTATTTTGATAAAGACTCTTTAAATGGTACAACGTCACAACAACGATTACGAGCAACATCTTTTGATTTAATTTTATTTAGAATACCATATGCTGATTTTGATTCGGATCAACCACAAATTTGGGACGAAGGTGTTGGTTATGATTATTACGATGTTAATACTGAAGTACCTAACGATAAAAATTATTCAGACAGACCATCAAATTGGTATCAAACAACAACAATTGGTACTTGGGAACAACCAGGTATTTATGATAACAATAATGGTGGTTCATTCCCATATTCGGGTCTTACAATTGTTGATACACAACATTTTGAATTCGGTGACGAAAACGTTGAATTTGATATGACAAATGAAATTAATAACTTACTACAAGGTGGAATACCAAATTGTGTTGGTTGGGGAGTTGCGTATTTACCACAAGTTGAGAATTTGAATGGTACCACTAACGCATATTCTGTTGGGTTTTTTACAAGACACACGCAAACATTTTACGAACCATTTTTGGAAACGACATATGATGATCTAATTGAAGATGATCGTAATTCATTTTCACTTGGTAAAACAAATAAATTATATTTATACGTTTATGAGGATGGTGACTTTAAAAATTTAGACACACCACCAAAAGTAACAATAACAGATTCTTCTGGTGACCCAATCGCAGGTTTAATTAATCTAACCGCGTGTACAAGAACAAAAGGTATTTACGAAATTACAATACCACCATTAATCGGATACAAAACACCTTGTACGTTTCAAGACATATGGTCTGACTTAACGATAAATGGATTTTCATTACCCAATGTTTATAATGATTTTGTTTTATACCCAATACAGAAAAACATTCAGATCGGTACCTCAACTAACGATCCGTCAATATATGGTTTTGACTTTTTTGGTATTAAACAAGATGAAAAAATATTAAACACAGATTTAAGAAAAGTTGGTGTGATTATCAAACAAGCCTATACAACAAATAAAATGTTACCAAAGGTTGAAGGATTTTATCGTGTTTATGTTAGAGAAGGAAATACTGAAGTACAAGTACAAGATTGGTCAAAACTAAACCGATCACCAAATGAATATTATTTTATGTTTGATACTAGAGATAAAATACCAAACGAATATTATATAGATTTAAAAGTGATTTCTTCTGGTGAAGTAAATACTTATAAAAGAACAATAAAATTTCAAATAGTTAATAAAAAATAAAATTATGGAAGAACCAAGAAGTGCAAATACAGAAACAATCATATGTCAAGAGGTGTGTGATTTAAGTGGGGGTACACGAACTGTATCAGTAATACCACCACACCCAGAATGGACAGATGGATATGGAACACAAGTAACACAATTAAATATGGTTGTGATTGGTGGTGTAAACGGTTTAAACTCTTAATTATGAATATAAATAATATAATCAAAAAAGTACTAAAGGAAGAATCTAAATCTGGTAGATATATGTTTTTTTCTAATTTAGAACAAATGAAACGACAATGTGAAATTCTTTTAGAAAAAGACGAAGATGAGATTAATTCTATTTTAGAAAATGGTCACGACTGGGCTCAAGATCATATTGCCGAAGCAAAAAACAATATGGATCAGGTATTTGATTTTATTATGAATGAATTTGAAGGTGAAGACTCTGATGTTATGTTAGAAAACGAAATAACTGAAAAGAAAAAAAAGAACACACCGACAAACCCCGAATTATGGAAAAAATCATTAGCGTGGGCTAGAGCAAGATATGATGTTTGTCCAAGTGCGTATTGTAATGGTGCCGCGGCAAAACATTATAAAGGTAAAGGTGGTAAGTGGACAAAAAAATAATTGTAAAAAAATTGTAGTTAATTAAAATAAAATACATATCTTTGTCAAACATAAAAAAAATGAAGATATGAAAAGAATGATTAATTTTTTTAGACGATTTAAACTGAACATTTATTTAATGTCCAGAAAAAAGAATGGTATTGTTACGACATACGAAGAACAACCAACGTCCTACGAAAAAACCTGTTTCCAAATTTGTTTAAAAGCAATTAAACATGTGGATTCAAAATTTATGATAGCACCAAAATCTGAAAAAAGATATGTTGAGAATAAAATGATGGATCTTTTTATTACAATTGATGGTGGTAGGGTAGATTTAACAAATCACGTTTATCATTATAGTGTTAAACTAACAGAAAGAGATCAAGAACGAATTACGTACATTTTTGATACTGAGACTGAAAAACGTAGATTGTCGTATGAAGATTTAATTAACTCACAAATTAAAAACTCATTACATAACGTATTAGAACGTATTACGAATCTCTAAAATTATTTTAGAAACCAAGGAGTCAGTTGACTCCTTTTTTACTTTATATGAGGTCATAATCGGTTTTTGACCTTTACCGGTTTGAGTGTCTTTTTTTTCTGCACGTCTTTTTTGTTGACAAGCGTTCTTTTTCTCAGAATCTGACATCTTACCAGCAACACCTGCGGTTCTACATTTAGGATATGAACCACTATCAGCGTCTTTTCTACCACACGGGGGATGTTTACCATCAACTTTACGACAAATGTCAACCCAAGGTCCTTTTGGTTGTGAAGATCCTTTTGGTTTTTTCTTTTTACCGAACCAAACCGCCAAATCCTCATTGATTGTTAATTTATTATCTTTTTCCCAAGTCTCAATAACTTTCTTAACACTATTTTTTAAGTTTTTACCAAATGTTGGATTAATTATACCCCCATCATCATCATTGAGTTCTGGATTATTTTTAGCATATTTAGATGATTTTTTCGCAATGTTCTCAATTTTCTTTGTTTGTTTTTTTGTGGTATCTAATTTACCGTCATAACTATCAAATGATAATAACGGACTATCATATTTAGAAACAGAAATATTAAATGGGTCTAATTGTGATTTATCAAAAATTCTTAAACCTGGTCTAAGAGGTGCGACATACGAACCCCTACCACCACCATCCGATGTTGCTTCTTTTAATATTTTCTTTAATAATTTCTCATTTATCATTACACATATAAATATCTTAATATATGGAAAACGAAAATAAAGAATTTGGTAATTTATTTGGGACAATACCATTAATCTCTGAAGAACATTTGGATGCAATATTATCGGCAATGACGAAAGAAGATTCTACATACTATTTAGTTGAAGCAATAAAAGCCGCATATAATAGGGGTGCATTTACAATTGGTGAAGTTGAGGTTATATCAAAGGCTATTAGATGTACTACTAAACAATAATTATTTAATTATTTTTTGAGATGTACCATCGTCGTAAACCTCAATAATAACACCAGTCGTATTATGGGGGTTTATTTTTTGACCTAATAAATTAATATACCCAACAATTTTTTTATCTTTTACAATTTTAGAAATTACAATTGGACCATATGTTTTACTTTCACCATCATTATCAAATTGTTGTAACCTATAATATGATATTTCGTTAAGATTAAAATCAATATACGAATATTTTAATTCTTCTGTTGAGTTTCCAGCCGCTAATATTGTCGTAATTTTTTTCCAATTCTCACCATCCTCACTCATTTCTAAATCAAAATAATTTGAGTTTTGTTCAGATTCGGTTTTCCAGTTTATAACATTCCATTGTGGGTAAGGTAGTCCATCAAATTCCGTTAATTCTACTGGTAATGGGTTATTATTTTGACTACCAAAATTAAACCAACTAAACCCAGTAACATTTGTACTAGTTATTGTGAAATCACTATCTGAAGACCCATTAATAGAGGAATGTGAACCACAAGGTACCCATGTTGTATGTGTTGGACCAGGACTTTTAATTAATCTTACAATAGACCTATCATTCATATCAACCAATTGATATGCACGTATTGTTAATGTGTATTGTTTTGTGTTTAATGAACTATTGTAATCAAATGGTGTTATATCAAAGTAACCTTGATTTTCGTAATTTTGAATAAGTTGTCCATCTGATGTCCATAATGGTAAACCACTGTATGTATCTGTCATTGAAGGAATACCATTTTTATATTCAACAACAATATAACCACCATCTGTTGGTGCTTGAGTATAGTTTATAACTACGTTTCTGTTTGTAGCATCGTTCCCAATTGGAAATATCCCAGATGATTGTGTTGAGTTAGTTGAAGGTGCAAACCATCTTTTTAAAGGACCAATGATTGTACCACTTGTCCAATTAATTTCGCCAGGATTTGATGGACTTGACCCAATCTCTAAAGTATGTCCGTTTAAATCAACATTACCATTAACCATTTCTAAACGATTTGTTATAGTTGTGTTTGTGGTTAAAGTTAACCCATTTGAGTTGTTTAAAATTAAACCATAAAATTTGGACATTTCATTCCCATCTAAATCAGAATTACCTAAAAATTTCCAAATTACTCCATTACTAAAATCACCTATGGATGAATTATTGATTAGATTTGTATTGTACAAGTTTATAATTGGATTTGATGTACCAACAATTTGAGTGTTGGACCCAATTACGAACTTACCTTGCCCAAATATAACAATGGGTAAAAAACAAATTAGATAAAATAAAATATTTTTCATATTATTTAAATTCATAAATTATTATATAACCATTTGCACCCGCACCACCAGAACAAGACCCGGATGTAGAACTTCTACAACCACCACCCCCAGCACCTTGAAAATATGACGCACCACTATTTCCAACAGCATTACTTGTTGTTGTTCCAGGTGCTCCATTATAATTACGATAACCTTCAGGCCAAAAATAACTACCCCCAACACCTCCAGCGGTAGATGTTGAAGTACCGCCGGCACCACCTGTAACATTTCTATAACCACCACTAGCAGTTCCACCAGCACCACCTAATTGTGATGATGAATTCCCCGCTTTTCCTCCAGCACCACCATTTGCTGTAAATGTGCTAAATGTTGTGTTACCACCAGCCGTTCCCCCAGTAGGGCAACCACTTGAATACACACCACTTCCCCCAGTACCAACAGCATAAGAATATGAAGCACCAACAGAAGTAATAAACCCTTCACAATACCCACCGCCACCGCCGCCACCACCAGATTGATTTGACCCAGCGCAGTTTGAATATGACGCTTGTCCACCGCCACCACCAGCACCCCATATTTTGATTAAAATACTTTTTGTGCCTGATGTTGGGGTATATGTTCCTGAACCTGAAGTAAAGACCTGAATTCCATTTGGTATGAAACTTCCAAACGTACTCCATATTGGAACTCCCGTTCCTGTTGAGGTTAAAACTTGTCCGCTTGTCCCAGCAGATGTTGATCCCATTACAGTAGTTGAAACACCATATATAACACCACCTTGTGTTAAATTTGACGCTTGACCCGTTCCTCCTTTTGACACAGGAAGGGTACCAGTAACTATACCATTTGTTAAGTTTATTGCACCTGTTGCAATGTCTCCAGTTGCGATTGTAGCATCAGTGATATTACTGGATGTTACAGTACCTGTTGCAATGTCTGTTCCAGTTATTGTTGCGTCTAATATATGAGTTGAGGTAACTTTTCCAGTCCCTATAGTTGGATTTGGGTATGTTCCCGTTAAATCACCCCCAGCCGAACCTCCAGGTGTTGTTCCAGTAATTATTGTATTTGTAACGGCCGTTACTCTACCTTGATTATCTGTTGTTAATACAGGTGTTTGAGTTGCCGAACCATACGTTCCTGCAGTTCCCACATTTGGCATCGATATCGTCCCTGTAGATGTTATAGTACCACCATTTAAACCACTACCAGCGGCAATACTTGTAACTGTTCCACCACTATTATTATCCGTTGATGATATTGTAAAGTTAGGGTAAGTTCCAGTTATTGTTGTCGCACCACCACTTGTTAATGATACTGTTTGATCGGGGGATGTGTTAGTTACAACATTATTTGTAATATCAATACCAGTACCTTCAGTATATAAAGATTCGGTACCTGTTGCTAATCTCACCCATCCAGATCCATCATAGAAATAAAAACCAAATGTTCCGTTAGTTTGATACACCAATAACCCATTTGCTGGTGTTGATATTGAACTTCTTTCAGATTGTGTCATTCTTGGTATTAAAACACCCTTAGAGGTTGATTTGACATCCAACATTGAAGAGTTATCGGGATTACTTCCATCAGTATTTATTGAAACTCCTTGTGAAAATAAATTAAACGATAGAAATGTTGTGATTAAAAATATAAATAAATTTTTCATAAGTTTTGGTTTTAAAGTTAATATTTCTTTTATCTAATAAATAGTAAAAAAAATACAAATAATCTTTAGTAATGAATATTTACCATTGTTTCTTTATCAAATGTGTAACCTCATTGAATATAATAAATGACCACAATCATAGATTTTATAAAAACCCCTTTCTTCCATAATTTGAGATTCACTTTTTGTCACATCAAAACCCTCTTTAACTAAAATATCTTTCCGATATTTAAAACGATATTCTCGTTTTTTATTCTTAATGTAGAAATAATTGGGTTCGGTTTTTTTTATAAAATCAAAACCGATTTTTTGATATAGATTACCAACACTCCAGCGTCTATCAGCGTAACTAATTATTTGTGTTGGATTATAATCAGAAATGAACTTTTTTAATAATTTAGAAGCACCCCCAATAACATTATGATTTAACTTATTACAAAATCTAAGTAATTCATATTCATTGTTATTGATATTTTTATTTCCCATACTTCTCCGTTTTTGACCAAACGTCATTAGTGATACCAAAATATTATTATGGTACAGACCAATATTTACTGAACTACCAACACAACCTTGAATGTGATTTTGATCAAGAAATGTTGTTTTTGTTTTGGTGTCAACATATCTTAACTCACATTTCCTACCATATATTCGGACATCTGATAAACCCAATAAACTTTTTAATCTACTTTTAACGTGTTCTTGTTTAAACATCCATTCATCCTCAAAGATTTGAATTAATCTAATGTCACTTTTTTCACACAATTCAGTTTTATTTAGGTGGTAGTTTTTATCTTTAAATATTGTTGAATGATAATAAAGACCATTAAATTCAATTGCAAGATTATGGGTTGGGATATAAATATCTAATTCCTGACCATTAAGTACACCTCGGTCATTTCTAATATATGGAATATTAATACTATCCAAAAATAAACAAATCTCATTCTCCTTAATTGATCTTAACTCATTTATGGGATTACAAGTGGTACAAGGATTTAAATTTTCACCGAACCTAAAATATAGTAAACTACGATTAATTTCATAGTTGGAATTACAAACATCACATAATATCGTTATATTATTACCGGTATAATCAATAATATTTAACTCTTTGTATTTCACAAAAAACGAACTACGCTTAATGTCTGAAACCTGTTTTCTAGAAGATTCCAAAATCAACGGTGTTGTAACTCCATACCTTAATGTATTTGTTTGTTTAACCTTATCTTTTGTTGTCTGTAATTTTGAAATATGATCAACACCATATTTATCAAATGTTCTTTGTTTTATTAATTCCGAATTTTTAAACGGATTATCAAACCCAGTTTTTTTAATGTTTGTTTGTTTAACCTTTTCTTTTATAATATCAGAAGACAATGGTACGATACCGCCGTATCTTTCAGTATTTGTTGTTTTAATATCGTTTATCCTATCAACACACGTATTAGTACATACTAATGAACAATACTTACCATAACCCTCAGTAAGTGATCGTTTAAACGTTAATTCACCACCACAATTCTTACACGTTGGTATTGTCGGTGTATTGAAAATGTAGTGCCAAACTTTCTGTTTAAACGTCACATTTTTTAAATCATTTGTGTAAGAAATAATATCATCATATAAATCAATATGATGTTTTTTTAAATGACTTTCTTTACATTTTGATCCGTTACTATTTTTTTTAATAAAAAATTCTATTAAGTCCATATTTTTTTAATTATGTGATATTTATGTATGATGCAAAGATAATTATTATTGCAAATATAAACATAAAAATTTAAAAAACAAGAAAAATGGCTGATTTATTAATGAAAATGCCCATACCTTACGAACCTAAACGTAATAACCGATGGATTTTAAGATTCCCATCATCATTGGGGTTAAACGAGTGGTACGTTGAAAGTACATCAAGACCGAAATTAAAAATTAATTCCGTTGCGATACCATTTTTGAACACTGAGGTTTATGTTGCTGGTAAATTTAACTGGGAAGCATTACCAGTTACATTTAGAGATCCAATTGGACCATCTGCAACACAAGCGGTTATGGAGTGGATAAGAACTTGTGCGGAGTCAGTAACGGGTAGAATGGGTTACGCGGCAGGATATAAGAAAAATGTTGATCTTGAAATGTTAGACCCAACTGGTGTTGTTGTTGAGAAATGGATTCTTGAAGGTGCTTTCTTAACAGGATATGATGGGGGTGCTTTAAAATATGGTTCAGATGAGGTATCAACAATATCAACAACAATTGTAATGGATCGTTGTATATTGGTTTATTGATTTTTACTAAAAAACATCTGTCCAAACTCAACTTTGTTAAATTCCCGTATATTAATATGTATGGGAATTTTTTTATTATAGGCTAAAGTTTTTAATGTTTAATTGATATTTAAATAACCCACAATCCCATATACGGTCATAGCCCAACTCTTCAGTTAATTCTTTTTCCGTTTTAGTATAATCCAAATTGGGGAATCTTTTTTTAAGGTTATTTTTACCAAAACCAAATTTATGGAAACGTTTATACCTACTAATTTTTGAACTATAATAATAATATGTTGGTTTTACTATTGAGACCAAAGAAAAACCCAATTTAGTGTATAAATTATTATCACCATCTATTGTCCATCTCCTATCAGCAAAACTGATAATAGTATTTGGGTTATAGTCGTTTATAAATCGTTTTAACATTTTTGATGCTAACCCTGTAACAATATAATCTTGTTTTGTTGCATATCTACTTAATTCAAATTCACCGTCAGAATTTTTAGTCATATTACGTTTTTCATTGAATGTCATAACACCAACTAACACATCGTTGTAATATGCACCATATGATATGTTAGATTTATCAGTCCCCTGGATATGGTTGTTTTTTAAAAAATGTGATTTATCTTCAGTATTAATTTTTTTAATTACGACATTTCTACCACCAATTCTAATACCGTCATTAATCTTTAATAAGTGTTTTAATTTTGATTTAACTAACGATTCGTTGGTTTTCCACTCATCTTCATAAATGTGGAATAACTTATACCCAATTTTGTTACAATCAATAGTTTTATTCAAATGGTATGTACTTGTTTTACCCATTTTTTCTGTGTGGTAATACAACCCATTATATTCAATACATATATTTGTTCCCTCAATAATCAAATCAATTTCTTTTCCATCTAATAATTTACGATTCTTACCTTTATTAGTAATAAAACCAAAACTCTCAATAAATTCTTTTATTTCATTCTCACCTTTTGATGTCCAAGTTGGTGTCATATTAATATTAACAATCTTGACCAATTCACTTAATTTTTCAGATGTTGTTGTTGATACTATTTTCTCATTTGGAAATTTTAACTTATACTCTAACGTTGTTATATTATGTTTTTCTTTTAAATGTGTATTTGTGATACTTTTCATTTTTTCACCACATATCTTACATATAATATAATTTTTATCTTTAGATAAAAAAACAGAATGATTTATATTATTTACGTAATTTGGGTGATAAACAATATCTTCAGGAAATGTGGTTAGATATTCAGATAGTTTTTGATTATGAACTTTACCTATATGACTCTCAAAACAACCAGTTTTATTATTTATATCCATTGTTTCCCAATCACATAATTTACAGGTTCTTTTTGATTGTTTATCAATCTCAATTATATTGAAATATTCCTCAAACCACTTTTTACCATTGTGATGTTCATATTTTTTTCTCTGGTAAGTATTTGTCGGGATCCAAACGTCACCATAAACATCAACTATATGTTTTGTTAGTTTACCAGATAAATTATTTGGATCTTTTACAATGGTATTAGTTCTCTTACATTGTGCAACTAATTCCCGTGTTTCCGACGACACATACATTTTACTTTTAGTTGACTCAATATTATAACTATTACCATCTTGAGTTTGACCACCTTTTTTATTAATCACAATATTATTTTCTTTTAAGATCTGACTAATTTTTTTATGACCAACTTTAAATTTTACACCTAACTTATGTGTACTTGGTATTTCCGATTGATATAACTCAACAATACTTACAATATCTTCAGGTGTTAATTTAGTTTTCATTGTGATTTTTTTATATAAATATATTATAAAACATTAAAAAGTAAAATTATAACCCATTTATTTTTAACCCATAAAAAAAAGGAGACAATTTCTTGTCTCCTTTTTTTTTCATATTCTGTTAAGATTTTGATTATCTCAATTCTCTCAAATCAAATGTACGAACACCATCAACAGTGATACGTGCATAGAAACGGTTGTTCACCATCTTTTTCGCGTATCTTGTCATTATCCCTTTAATAGGTGTAAAGTTAAATGGATTGTACATTGTAGGTGTTAATTGTAGAGGAACGTACGGTGCATAGATGTAACCAGTGTCCAATAGAGAAGTACCTTTGTGACCAATCAAGATTTGATTTGGTGGGAAGTAAGGATCTCTATAAACTTGGTAACGACCTTGTAATGTACCAACTCTCTCAATACCCATATTGAACTGGTCTTGCTCAGGTGAAGCATTAGATACGTGGAAGTATTCTAAGTCATCAAAAATTGCAGAAACCTCAGATGAAACAACAATCCAGTTAGCACCACCTCTCAAAGTAGATTTGTGGATTTGTGCTGACAATTGGTTGATTGCTGTAATCAAAGTTTGATTCCAGTCTTTTTGAGTGTAAGAAGTTGTTAAGTTCAATCTTCTCCATCCGTTGTAATCCCAACGTAAGTCCCAAGCAGCACCTTTACGTAAGTCACGTAAAATTTCACGGTCAATTTCTGCGGCAACTTGTTCTGACAATAATGCTGTTAATTCAGCTTCAGCGTCAATATTATGGAATGCAGCAACGTCTTGTGCTAATTCTGGAGACCATTGTGCTCTCAATTTTCTTTCAGTTACAGAAACAGTTACTGATTCTAAATCAAAAGAAACTTCACCAATTTGGTCTTCAAATTCCAAGTTTTTATATCTTCTAAATACAGCTGTGAATGAATCACCAGATGCAATAGCATCAATTGTTGTACCGGTGTAACCATCTAATGAGTCAGCACCACAATCAAAACATGCTGGGCAAGAAAGATCAACTTCTAAATAGATACAACCAGTTGCATCACAGATATCGTAATATGAACCACCATTTCCTGTTGAAGGGAATGAAGTTTGTGTTCTTTCACCATATTTAACAATACCTTTACCATATTGTTGTGTAACAACTCTAAATAGTAATGGTGTTCCAGCAGGAACTTTACAAGGTGAATCAGCGTTAACCACTAAACCACTATCTGCAATAATTTTAAGATCTGACAAGAAAGTTTCAGTATCCATTTCATTACCATCAGGACCGATTAATTTACCAGCACCAGAATTTGCAAAACCACATAAAGAAACAATAACTTTTCTTGTGTTACCTGTGTAACCAGAGAAATTATTACCAGCGTTAACTAATTCACTACCTGACCAACGTTGTACAGTAGTACCTTCTGTTACAGCTGTCCATTGACCTTTTGAATAGTCAAACAATCCTGGAGGATCCAAACCAGCCTCACCACCTTCATAAAATAAATCATAAAGATTTTTAGCGTACGGTGTGCCTTGAGATGAACCTGGGTAACCAGCGTCTTTCTCAGTAGCGTTAGAGTTTGGTGCTCCATATGGTGCGAAATGTTCACCACCATTAGCGGTTAAATTGTTATATCCTTGGATACGAGGTACGAAGAAAAACAATTTACCGATTGGTAAATTCATCGCTTGTACTGATACGATGTCATTTGCTAACAATTTAGAGAAAACTCGTCTTACGATAGGAAATACAACTGTTTCAAAAGCTCCGTTAGAACCTTCACCTGTTGCTTCGTTAATCAAAAAAGACGCTTGGTTTTCATACAACTGCGCTACATTTTCTTTTTGGTGACCTTTAAGGCCTTCTAGGAATCCTAATTTATCCCATTTGTTAATTGTGTCTTCTTTGATAACTTTAAGGTGTTTTAACCCGATGTTACCTACAAGACCTGATTCTAATAATGCTCCCATTTTTATTTTTTTTTAGTTTTATTTTTGGTTTATTATACAAATAAATACTTCTATTTGTTAAAAAGTTTATTTTATTTTTGACATTAAGTCTTTCATTCTCAAAAATTGAGGATTTTCATATGTTTTTGACTCAATTAAATTAACGGCAGATCCAGATGAAACTGTTTTATTTACCGTTCTATCAATTGATTCATTAATTGAAGTACTCTCATTTATTGAACTAGATGATACTTCATCTTTAATAATTCTGTAAAGATTTTTTGATTCTTTTAAAGTTTCAACATTGTCAAATCTTCGTAAGATGTTTATCTTTTCTTGTTTTGTTGTTGAGTGTTCAGTAAACAATCTTGTTGCATACGCTAAATTTGAATTAAATACAGCAACTTCGTCTAATTTAGTTCTAAATAAGTGTAATGCTTTTCTGTATTCTTCATTTTTAGTACGTAACATCTCAACTTCTTCTTTGATTTGTTTTGGTGCGGCCATTAAACCACTCTTAACTTTTCTATCAATTGATTTTACAAATCTTGATGCTTCCTTTGCTTCAACTTTTTTTGGTTTAACTTTAAATTCACCATCAAGGTTTTCACCATCTTTATATGTGAATTTCGCTTTACCAGTACCTTCGGCTTTTTCTTTTTTACCACCGAATGCTTCTTTTCTTTTTTCGCTGAAACCACCTTGAGTATTTGATTTAAAGTCAACTTTTTTTACTTTACCAACAAGACCTTTAGGTTTGAAGTTTTTAGTTTCTAACATAAACTCGTCTTCTTCGCTATCCATTTCATCTTCTTCTTCTAACTCAAAATCCATTTCGTCTTCTTCTTCATCATCCATTTCAATTTCATAGATAGTTTCAAAATCCATTTCTTCTTCATCTTCTTCATCTTCTTCTTCATTAAATTTTGAAAAATCAAAATCCATTTCATCTTCTTCCTCATCTTCGTCGTTAAATTTTGAAAAATCAAAATCTTTGTCCCAATTTTTATCGGCACCACTCAAGAAGTCTTCATCTTCCATTTCAGAAAGTTCATCATCGTGGAACATTTCTTCTAATTCGTCATATTCTAACATATCTGTTACTTCTTCTTCTTCTTCTTCGTTTATTTTAATCATGTATTCATTGTCACCATCATTTAATGATATTATATTATCGTTTTTTGTAACAACAATACCATCACTATCACTCATAGCTTTAAATACTTTTAGAACTTCCGCGTCTGATGCACCAGTCATATCGATTGTTTCATCATCCATAGAAAATTCGTCAACACCACTAGTCTCATCATCAAAACCAATCATTTCAACATCATCCATTTCTTCACCATCCATGTCAATATCTTCCATGTCTTCGTCATCCATTTCAGTGTCATCAATCACTGTTTCTTCATCATCAACATCAAGTGTTTCTGGGTCTTCAATCTCGTCTTGTTCTTTAAGAGATTCTTTTACTAATGAACTGATTTCTTCCTTCATCGTTGAAGCAAGTATTCCTTGTGCATTCTTATTGATCGCGTCTTCCACATTTTTAATTTGGATCAAAGCGTCTTCTACTGTCGATTTTTTATTCATTTATCGTTTTATATTTGTTTATAAATATGTTATGTTTTGAAAAAAATCGTTTTTACACATAAAAAAAGGAGAATATTATAAAATACTCTCCTTTTTAATCATTTTTTGATAAATTCGTTATTCAATAACTTCATCAATCTTACTTTCTGTTATCGCAGTAATGCGCCAATCAAATGAATATGTTTCATAGATTTTTGTAATTTTAGCCTCAACATCGGTTGGTGAATACGCCAAGACCAATTTTTCCTCTTTAACTTTTTTTACTCTACCAGATTCGTTATCAACAGAATCAGACGCGATTTTCGCCACAAAATATTTTTCTCCTTGTTCCATAATTAATTATTTTTTTTTATAATAATAAATTAAATATTTTTATTTATCAAGGAACGAAGACAATCTATTCATTAAATTTTTTGTTTTATCCAAACTATTTGACTCCATACCAGATAAACGAACATCTTTCATCTTATTTTCTTCATCTAAACTTTCTTCAAATTTATGACGATCCTCTTTATTTAAAAATAAATAAGCACCAGGTGTTGATGGTGATGAAACCAAGTCAAAACAAATTAATTCAAAATCGTCTTGAACTTCATTTTGTTCGCCAACTTTTTTTAAGGATCCGACACCACGAGATGAAATACCCAAAGTAACACCTTGTCTTAAATAATTGGCCGCCATATCACCTTTTGTTGAAACAATACCTCTCTCGTGAAAACCAGGACTTGTTAATAATTTTAATTTTCCAATTAATACAGGCCCATCCCACCAAATTTCAGTAATCATATGTGAAACTCTATCAAGATCTATTAATGATGATTCTGGGTGATTTAGTTCTGATAACGCAATACCCTTCTCAATCATTTTTTTATAATTGTCGGCTTCACGTTTTAATATTTTTTCGGGGTATATACGACCATTTCTATTTGGTGTGTTATATTTCTGTAGTACGGCGTAAAATTCAAAAGGTTTTGAATGATCTAAAGTGTTTGTAGATTCCATTATAAATCTATTGTTTTCACTTTTTGGGTTTATATAACCAGCGTCATACTCAACAAGAATTCCCTTCCCTATTTCATTTGGTCCTAATATCTTCATTTTAAATTTTTTATATAAATATCAAGATAATTCGGTTTTTACTTTTGTTGGTTTAATATTTCCGTTTTTGGTTAAGTAACATTTAAAATACTGATTGTCTGTTAATACTTCACCGTAAACATCTTTAACGAATTTTTTTATTATTTTTTTTAGTTTTGGTGATTTAAAATCAATAGGATCGTTGACAAATAATGTTGTTTCTAAATTTAAAAAAGATTTCTTTTTCAGTTGTATACCACTCATTCTTAAATCTAAATCCACGATAAATTTTTCATCAAATATTGTTTTATCAATATTATTATATACCGAGTGTTTAAATGACCGATTCATATTTAACACAATACGATTCCAGTTCTCACTGTCTATTTTGGGTTCAACCCAAGTTTGTAAATTGATGTAAATTGTTTTTAACTCTTTGGAATCTACAGTACCGAATTGTACCTTACAACTCCTAAAACCTGTTAATTTTACGTTTTTACCTTTTTTCATAAATGTTCTTCATACTAATTGTTTATTTTACTTAATTTTACATAATTTTTAACTATATATCAAATAAAATAAGAATATGTTGATCATTAATGTTAAGTGATGTGACTCCCCTTAAATTGTAGACCTCATCCAACACGGTAGTTCAAATACCAGTCATTTAGTGGTGTGATTCCCCTTAAATTATAGGTCTCATCTAACCAAATCTCTGTAAGTTCCTTAATTTCAGTAAGTTTAAGTCCAAATTTATTTTCTAAAACTGACCAAATATCATCATAATTAATAAAAACGTAGTCATTTTTTCTATCGTAAATCATTAAATTATGACCTTTTTTATAACGATATAACATAAAGGAAGGGTTTTCTTCACTCTGAACAACATCCAAATCATTAAATAAGTTTAAGAAATCCATCGGTTCTTTAATACCAAAAATTTTAAATAAATTATCCAAGGATCTAACAACTCTTACGGTTGATTCAAAATCAACCTTTTTGATTAAACCCTTTAATTTTTCTTTTAAAGAAATATTTTCTTTAATTAACTTGTATTGATTTTCGGTTATTATTATTTTCATAAATTATAAATCTTTATCTAATTCTCGTAGTTTTAGATATGTTATTTTATCAAAATTTTCTGATTGTATTTTTTCTGTCGTCTCAACAATCTTAGTGATAATTTCCGAATCTGTCTCATTAACCTTTAATTCTGTTAATTTTTCAAGAACATTTTCTTTTAAAATTTCATATTTTAATTGTAACTTATCATCAGATTCTTTTAGAATATTTTTAACTTTTAATTGGTCAGATTCACTTAATGTTTTTAAATAATCACCAATTGTTTTATTAGCAATATTAACCAAATCGTTTAATTCTACACTTTCTGATACAACCAACTCTTTTGGTAATTGTTGTAATGTCTCAACGATACTATGTTTAGATTTAATTTTTTCTTCTAAAAGTGTGATATTATCTGAAAATAGATTATCAATATCTGAATAATTATTAGTTACTACAACTGGTTTTAACCACTCGTTCAATTCTAACCAATTTTGTTTTGTAATATTATTTATTGTGTTACTATAAATAATAAGACTTTCATTAATAAAGTTTTCGGCAAGTTGTTTATCTAACCCTTTATTTTGTGACAACTCGTCATATAAATAATAAAGTTTCTTTACATTTTTATCTTTAAGGACTAACTCCTCAAAAACAAAAAGTTGATCTTTAAATTTATTATTTGAATAACTTTCAACAAATAATTTTTCAATTTTACTTTTAATTATACCGAATTTCATTTTAAATAGTTTTAATATAAATATCAACCATTTAGTAATTTGTCCAATTCTTTTTCAATTAATCCTAATGAATTACGTCCTTTAGATAAATCAATGAAATCATCCTCTTCTAAATTACTACTTTCAACTAATATATCATAATTTGATTTCTCAACACTATCCATCAAAGGTGCCTCACCCCCACTTGGTGGCGGTGGTGGCATTTCACCCATTCCTCCTTCTGCTGGTGGCGGTGGTGGCGGCGCTCCTCCTTCTGCTGGTGGAGTTGTTGTATCACCCGTTGTTGTTTTGTATAATTTATCAACATTATCAAACATACCTGTATGTGTAATAATTGTTGGTGTATTCGTTAATTCAGCAGCAACAGCACGTTCTAATCTAATTTGTTGGATTTCAAGTTTAATATCTTCATCAGAAAATCCAAAGATGTGTTTTTTAGCCCAAGTTGCTGAGGTTGGTTGTAATGTGTTTGGTATTTCAGTAACTAAATCTTTATATAGTAAAACTTTTTCTTTCCATACTGACACCATTAATAAATCCGCTTGTTTTGATGGGTTTGTTAATCCTAATGTGAAGTTATTTAACTCGTCTTCAAATCCTAGTATAAATAAATGGATAATTGCAATTTTATTTAATTCGGCAATCATACTTTTTTGGATTTTATTGATTGTTCTAGCAAATCTAATATCCATTAAAGATAAGTTATCACCACTACCAACAGGTTCTTCAAAACCTAAAAATGCTTTTGGTATTCTTAGTGCTGTAAGTAATTTCTTTTGTATATACTCAATATCCGCGATTTCTGATAGGTTTTGAGCACCAGGTAAGGTTTCAATCGGCATGGTTTGTCCTGGATCTCGTACTGGAATAAAATAATCTTGATCAACCGCCATTTGATTGTATCTCATATCAACATTACCGGTTTTACTATCAACAACTTGGTCTCGTTTGAATTTATTCGCAACACGTTGTACGTAAGGTTCAACGTCCTTATCGTCCATATTTCCAACAAATACTTTAAATACTCTTCGTTCTGGTGCTCGTGACGTTCTGTAAATTAACATCGCGTCTTCCGCTAATACTAACTGTTTCCAAACACGACGTGCTTTCTCTAACATTGATGTACCATAAGGTAATTTTCTATCATCACCAAGTAGTCTAAAATGTGCCATTTCCCACGTATTAAACTCCATATCTTTGGTTTTCCAGACAAACCTTAACCCTTTACTGTTTACATCGGATGGGGTGGGGGAACTAACAACAGCGTTCATTGTTCTTACCGACATTCCTCTCTCTAATCGTTCAATCTCAATATTAGGTAGTTGTAAACAACCAGTAATCCCTTTTTCTTCGTCTAATTTTAGGTATACGAAATTATCGCCATACTTGCATGTGTTTCTAATCCACATTGGTAGATTGATATTAATGTCTAAAATGTTATTAAATAAATCGGCCAAAATTGATTTAATTCTTTTTGATTCAGAATATATCTGTAACACATAACCATCTTGATTTGGTGTTGTTGATTCTTCTGAATAAATGTCTAATGCTGTTGATATTTCCGGAGTAAATTCCATCGATTCGTAATCATAAAAAGCGGCAATTCTATTTGGTTCATAATATATCGCTTGGGCGTATAAGTTGTTTTCTATTTTTTGCCATTGATTACTTAAAAATAAACTTTGTTGATATTCTAATTTTTCTTTATCGTATTGTGCTTTATCTGTTGTTTTTAATAAAACATTTTTATCCAATGTCACTGACGCTTGATCCATACCCAAAAGAGAGTTTGGTCCAAATGTTTTGGACAATTTTTGCCATATCGTTAGATTTTGTTTTTCCATATTATAAGTTTAATAATAGTTTTTTATTAATAAATATTTGAAACATTGGAATAAATAAAAACCGAAGGATTATTCACATCTTTCGGTTTTTGTTGTTTTATAGTTAAATTTAATGTTTTATGGTTAAAATTATATACTAAATTTTCTTACTGCACGAACATAGAAGCCGGAGTTCTTAACGCCGATGCTGGTAACCCCAATGTCGAAGGTGAAGTACCACGCGCGGTTGCTGACGAGCTCCGTACTACTCCAATAAATATTAGTAGAAACTATAGTAGCACCAACAATAGGTCCTAAACTAGAATTACCAGACAAAGTTCTATTTACATTAAATCTATTTTGCCAAAGTAAACTTAATTCATCAATAGCTGGTAGATACCAGTCTGTTTGTCCACCATTACTACTTGCATCACACAAAAACGCAGCTCCTGTAGTAGCACCTGACTGTGTTATTATGGCAGTTGTATTAGAAGAGCCATCCCATGTAGTTCCAGCAGTTGACCCAATTACTACATTATCTATGTTTGACCAAACAGATGACGTTGATATATTAGTTATATCAACTACTAAATAATTTTCATTTGCACCATCTTTATATCTATGAAATATTACACCACCTTGTGATGCAACATATTGACCAATTTGATATGTAAACCCACCAGTTGTTCCAGTTACAACCTCACCACTTGAATCCAATCCCAAGTTAATAACTGGTGAACCTGAACCAATTGTATCCAAATTCAATGTACCCCCACTTATTGCGAAATCACCCTGGAATGTTCTTGTCCCACCAGTTGTTTCAGCAACGATTTCCTTTAATTCAATTTTATTTGTATCTAAATTTAATGTGATTGTTTGTTCATCAGTTTCAGCAAGTCCCGCAATTTCATTATTTAAATCTTCGGTTAATCCACTAACTTCAAAATTACTACCAGTATTATAATCAAAAATAATTGTTCCACCAGTAAAATATGTTCCACCAGTTACGTAAGTATCAGTAACACCAGAGTTAACATAATTTTTTATCTGGTCTATTGTTATTTTATTGGTGTCATCAGTACTAATATTAACAATCGGTAACACATCATTAGCGGTTATCGCACTAAATTGTATTTGTGTTAAATCGGTTATTCTTTTGTCCATTATTGTTAGTTTTATATATAAATAGTCTAATTAGTTTTTAAAGACAAAAAACTAAATTATCACCATTTTGTGTTATTAAATTTCCATATTGTTGTGTTACAAGGTTACAAGAAATTGTTGTCGTTGTTGTAGTTGTTGGCGATATTGTGGTTGTTGTTGTTGTTACAAATTCATTACCCTCAACAAAGAAATCTGTTTTAGATTGTTTTCTTAAATCAGGTGTGTATTTTATAACGGTAAAAATTGGTTGACCATCAACTATTAATCGTGAACCACCAATTGTTCTACCTGACTTTTTTCTTCTATTTAAACCCATACCTATAAATATTAACGTTTACCAAATAACCAACTATATTCAATATAATCATTTCTTGTTGGGTTATTATGTGTTCCACCAAACCTATCATTCATAACATTTGTATTTGGTATTGCAGGATCAAAGTGAATTTGTTTAGATATATTATTATTATCGGCAACAGTCCAAGACTCAATCATTATTTTTGTTTTTTCTGTTACTTTTTCTAGTTTTTGGAATGCGGATTCACCAACGTAAATTGCCATTGATATACCCATTATAAGGTCATCGTGTTGTCCTTTTTGATGATCTGGTCTACCATTCACATAGACAAACGTATTCATTTCATTGTATAGACGTACACTTTTTATTTTAAACTTATGTCTAACATATTCTTCAAACGCCGCAATAATTTGAACTCGTTTATTATTAAAATTAATACCAGGAATTTTATCAACACTAGTTTTATTGACAGCCCAAATATTCATTGAATCAACACCTTCAATATAAAACCCACTATAACCCAATTCTTGCATTTTCCTTACCGTAGTAATACCCATACCACCAGTAATATCTACAACACAAAACGCATTATATATTATTCCCCACTTATATGCGATTTCAGCTAAAGCGTCTGGGGGTATTTTTCCGACATATTCTAAAACTTGTTCTCGTTCATCAAAATCTACAATTTGAATAGATGAGAAATCCTCACTATCACCTCTACTAACGTCTATACCAATAATATACTTATGTCCTGGTACTGGATCTTTCCAAATCCATAAAGCATTACCCATTAATTTAGTTGGTGCGTCTTCAAGTGTGTTTGTTTTTATATAGTCCAATTGTTTTGAATCAAATACGTTATCACCGGATCCTAAAAACTCACAATTTAACTCTTGGTTAATTTTTCGTTTATCATATTTTAATTTTTTAACCATTTTTTCATACCAAGATGAACAAGGTTTGTAACCCTCTTTGAATAGTTCCTTAATCTTATCATAATCTCTATTGTACGGATTTAAATCTTCAAAAGATATATTCTTTGTTTGATCTCTTTCTTCTTTATTTAATAAAAAATCAACAAGATCGTCTGTTGGTACCAAATATAAATCTTTTGAGTATCTTGGATCTTTCCACCAAAACATCTCAGAGATTTTAAAATTATTCATCCCTTTTGTTGCTTGGTTATATATTTCATAATAAATTGCATCATAACCATTTGGTGTTGATACAACAATAACCTTACCACCTGTTGATAAGGATGCCATACATGCTGCCCAGAAATCACCATCCGCCTCAATAAAGGCAGCCTCATCAAATACAAGTATTGTTGGTGTATAACCCCTTAACGCATCTCGTGATGTTGCAACGGCTTTAACCTCACAACCATTTGTTAGTTTATAGTGTCGTTGTGAATTCTTATCCGCGGAAAATCCAGTACCAACCCAATTCGGCCATTGATCAACAAAACCTCTAATTTTATTTGCCATCTCCATTGATGTATCAAGTTTGTTGGCGATAATTAGGATTTTTTCTGGACGTTCTTTTTTTGCGAAAACTAATCTTTTTGACATCCATGCTGCTGTCACAGTAGAAACTCCAGCCTGACGATATTTTAATGCAATATTTTCTTCGTAATTTTCATAATCATCTAGTAATGAAATTTGATCTGGAAATAGTTCTAATGGTACATATTTTGAAACGGTATTATCGTATGTTTGTAAATATGTCCTTAATGCGTATGGTGTATCTTTCATACACTTAACATACTCTAACATTAATTGTTCTTTTGTTAATCCCATAAAGATTTTTTATATAAATATCAAAACCCCCAGTTATTTTCATAAAAGGGGGTTTTTAACTATTTTTTAATAAACTCTTATAGTCCTAGTTGTGATAAAATATCATCATCTTCGTCCTCTTCTTTGTTTTCGTCATCCTCTTCTAATTCTTTAACAATCTCATTAACCATTCTTTGTATTTTTTCTCTACCTGCTGGTTTTTCTTCTAATACTTCTCTGAACAATTCAAAAAAATCATCTGCCGGCATAGCACTAATTCGCATAAATAAGTAATGTTGAATGTATTTCATATCTTCCTCACTTAATATCTCTATTGGATATGATTTTTGTAACAATTCCCAAAATACTGGTCCTAATTTTAAATCCCACGCTTCTGCTGGTACCGTATCTTGTGACCCCATAATCATTTCTGCTTGTCTTGGGTCGTCTGGTAAACCGTGTGTACCAAAAACCTCGTAAACACCCTTGATTAATTCGTGTACTAATGTTGGAAAATTTATACCTCTAGCAATAACGGTTGGGGGATCTGTTTCATTATTAATTTCAGATGTCCCTGCTTCACTACCACCACGACCAGACATTGCTTCAATGGTTTCTTCTGGATATAACCAATATAAGTGATCAATTATCGCCGTTGTGATTGTGTACAATTCAATTAAGTCTGGGTGAATTTCATTTAATTTTTCAGAAACTAAATGATACATATATTGACCCTTTTTTGCTGCACCACCAATTAACGAGTTAATCAAACGACGTTTTGCTTTTTCTTTATCAAAAGTATCCATAGCATCAAGAAATGCTTCAATATCATTTTCGTGATTTGCAGCATCTTTAAACAAATCTGTCATTTCCTCTCTTGATGGTTCTTCACTTTGTCTTCTCATATTTTGAGTAGACTCACTCTCACCTAAACCAACAATTTTAGCATCAAATTGTAACGCACCTTTAGGTATTGACAGTTCTTTAGTAACTAAAGCGACCGCTAATTTCTCAAGTGTTTGTTTATTATCACGTTCAATACGCATACTTTGACTTAATGCTGATTGAACCAACATTAATAAGTTGGTTAACGGATTACCAGTCGTTAATGATGCTGTTGATCCAACAGATGTTGTTAAAGCAGATCTTAATTTTGTAATAGTATCTTTAAATCGTTTAGATGAAACTAACTCAATAAAGTCTCTACTCATCTTCGGCATCGCAGGATGGTTAGAATATGGTGTCTCTTTACCTAAAATTTTTCTTTCAATACTTGGATCCATTCTTTCAGGACCATCGTAATCAATTGGTGCTTCGTTAATAATTTTATTAACAATTTTGTCTATTTCTCTTTCCGTTAAATTTCCCATTTTATTTTATTTATTTTAAGTTAACACCAAGTTTATCCCATGTCAAAAAGTTTGGTAAAGAACCTTTTCCTGCTTTTGGCGCTGGATTATGTTTTGGTTGGAAAGGATTTTTCCTATCTTTACCTTTATCTTTTTCTTTTGTATCAGTATCTGTATCTGGTTTCGTTGGTGCTGTTGTTTGTTCTTTAAACTCTCTTTTAGCCTTTGGTGCTGGTTTGTGTTTTGGTTGGAAAGGGTTTTTTCTATCTTTACCTTTATCTTTCTCTTTTGTATCAGTATCTGGTTTCGTTGGTGCTACTTCCGTGTTATTACCCATAGATTTTTTCATAGTTTTCATTTCTTTACCTTCGTCTTTTGAAAACATAGTATTTTTTTTTGGGTTTGACAACATAACACCATCAGTATCTTTTGTTTTTTCATTAATTGTTTTTAAAATATCACCCTTAGTCATAGAAGGGTTAATATGTTTCTCCAACATCTCAACAATAGAATCCTCTAAATATTTTTCGTAATCTTCATTTTTTTCTGAGTGTTTTTTTTCTGGCATTTTCTCGTACTGTTTTTTTGTTGTACTATCAGAAAATTCTTTAGCCATTTTACACCACTTTTCTTTTGTTTTACCAGAACTATTTTTACATTTAGCCCAGAACAACCCTTGTTGTGCTTTTGATTCAAATTTTTCAGAAAGTTCAGTTTCCTGCATTGGTGTTGCCGTTGTTTTACCACCTGTTGTGTCAATTTCAACACCATTAACCATTGTTTTTGAATTTGGTTTAACAACATATTTAGTTGTTGTTGTTGTTTGTGGTGTTGTGTTTTGTGGTGCTGTTTGTTCACTAACAACAAATCTATTCACCAAAACTTTAATCTGGGTCTCATTCATTTTTGAAATAGTGTTAGCACGAATTCCGTTTTCTAATAACACTTTAATCTGATCTTTAGTTTTCATATATTGTTTTTTTTTCAAATTCTAAAATTATGTCTCTAGCATACAATTTATCTTTAACGTTTTGTTCGGTTTCACCAAAATGGAAAACAAGTCGTTTAATAATTGAGAAATCTGTGTCGTTAGTTTCTTTCTCCCAACCTAAACTAATAACACCATCCATTGAATCTATAATTGAAAAAATGTCAGATTCTTGGATTAAGTCTAGTTTAATTCTATTGTTTTGTAACATACCTACCTTTTTGATATACTCAACATCAGGTGGTAAGGGATAACCATTTGCTGGTTTTGACTCCCAATTTTCACCCCAAGCATCGGTATTATCAGAAAATATAAATTCATAGATATTATCACCTTTATAATTTGGACCTAAAGCGTTAATATAAATTAAATAATTCATATAAATTTACCGTTACTTGTGATATAGAATTTTTTATCTTTATTTTTAAATATTAAATTACCAGTTTTTGATTTACCTACGATTTTTGAATTTGGGTAATTCTCAATCAGTTTAAATGCTGCACGTTCTTGTACAATACTTTCTGACAATTGTTTAACATATTTTTTATTTTTTGCTTGATTTAAAAGTAGTTTTTTTCTAGTTTCTTCTTCTTTAATTAACGTTTCCTTTTCATCAATTTTAAAGTAGTTAGAAATGATTTGATCCACTTTTGACTCACCGAAAGTTCCGTGTGTTAGATGTTTGTGTCTATTTAACATTGCTCCGTGTCTTGGGTATTCATCAAAGTCTTCACCAAGTTCAGATGTTGGTTCTGGTGCTATTGGTGGTTCTGGTGTGACATCCATATCGGTATCCATCATTTCATCGTCCATTGAGAATTCCTCATCCTCACCATAGTTGGACTCTTCAGTTTCATCACCCTCTAATCTATCTATAATTTGGTCAACATCATCATCATCTAAAACATCTAGATCTAATGACGATAAAATTGAGTTTATGATATATTTGGTATCATCCGAACTCATCTCGTCTTCTTCAGTATATTTTCTAATTTTTTGAGTTAAACGACCTGTTAATTTTTGGATTGTTTTAAAACTAATCTCTTCACCTTTTTTTTCTGAATCATCGTCCATTGGTTCATCATCCATTGGTTCATCAATCATTTCTTCGTCACCACCCATCATTTCTTCTTCATCACCCATTTCTGGTTGAGGTTCAGTAGGTGTAGGTGCAGGAACTGGTGCTGGTATAGGTTGAGGTATAGGTGCTGGTGCTGGAGCCGGAACTTGTTCGTCTAGTTCCAAATCAAGACCTTCGTTTGTTTCCTTTTTAGTTGGTAGTTTTAGTGTGTATTTTTTTTTTACATCATCACTCTCAAATAATGATATACTAGTTTTATTACCAACCAACGTATTAACCTCTTTGATCATTAAGTTTAAACGTTTTAACGCTTGTGAATATGAATTATAATATTTTCTTTCTGTGATAGATCCTAAATATTCTGTTTCACTTTCATTTAATGATTTTTTAATAATATAGCCCAATTTTTCTTTAACAATTGTGTATACATTTCCATCAGCAAATGTTACTGAATATTCATCCTTTCCGGTCTCATTCAACCGCTGTGGGATATTTTCGTTGTATCGGGCAATCTCCATAATTCTACGGATTTTATCCATTCCTTGTAATTTCTCACTTCCAATAGGTTTTAGTCCTCCCATAATATTTTGTTTTGAATAAATTATTTTTTATTAATAAATATAACAATATTCACTATTATTTTATTTTTTAATAAATTATTGGTTCATCGATAATTTCTTATCAAGAATTTTTGTTGTTAGGTCGTGAAGTTTTTCAATGTACCCATTTCTTCGTAATATTTTAAATACCAAATTTTCTGTTGAATATTCACCATCACCCTCAAGACCTCTAGTTCTAAATTTCTTTAGTTTATCTTTATATTTTGTTATTAAATTTTTGATTGTATCAATATCATCATCATCATCTATTGTATCAATAAGTTCATCAATCATTTTCATCCATTGACTGGATTTACTTTTGATTAATTCTTTATCTATAACAACATTTTCTTTTTTTGGTATATTTGCCCATTCATCAAATAAAACAGAATAAACACCACTACTAAAATGAGTTTCAGATTCATTTTGGACATATAACTCAACCTCATAGTTTTTTATTGTGATGTCGTGTTTTTGATTAAATAACATTTTCTTTAAGTTAAAAAGTTTTTCATATAACACAACTTGATTTTCTGGATATTGTTGGAAATTAGCAACAATATGTAAATCAAAATCTGAATATTTTGACCAATTATAATTTGAAAGGGATCCTGTTAATATTATGTCAGTTATAACTAAATCCACATCTAAAAAATCAATAAACACGTATGCGATCTCAAGTAAACGAGTTCGTATCTCAGGTTTCATTTTTGGTTCATTACCCTTTTCCCAAACCTTTTGATTTAGTTCAGATTGGGGTTCAAAACTCTTTAATAATTCATTATCCATTATTAATAAATATAATGAAAACCAATTAACTTACTTTTTTGTATTTAAAAACCTTCGCGATATTTAAATTGAAAAAATTACCTTGTGATTTTGCCGATCTAAATGATGTGTATAATTGGTGGGGTACGTCATCATATTCATATTTTAAACCATTTTTAAATTCTGTGATTAATTTTTTGGTTTCGGTATCATATTCTGTTCTAATAATATTTGAGGATTGTACCTCGTTAATTATTTTTGTACCTTTAATTTCTTCTTTTGTGATTGCCATAATATTCTTTTTTAAATAAATATAATGTTGTAAAAGAAAAAACCACCCTTTTGAGGTGGTTTTTGATTATTTTAAAGAGTTGATCTTATCTCGTACTTCTATTGCCCTTTCAAAATCTTGGGTTTTAATACAATGATTAAGTTCTTTATTTAGGTCGTTTATTTTTTCAACATTTTCCTCAAGATTTTTAATCTTATCTCTCAGAACAACAGCGTCCTCAAATTTTTGTTCCTCAACTGCCAAATCTAGTTTTTGTTTTAAACGAGATAGTTCATCTGAACCATCTTGTCTATGACCTTTAGTTGTAATGTAAGTAAATGACATACTACCATCTTCAGACACATACGTCTTTTTTTCAAAATTATCGGGGTTTAATAAAAAACTCTTAGATAAAATTTGATTAAATAATTTTTCAAAATCTTCGTTACCAAACATATTATTTTTTTTTAAGTTTATTTCTGTTTTTTT